CTAAACTGATAACCTTCAGATAAACCATTAAATAAAAATTTAGTTTTTCCATTCTTTGCAGCCTCTAGTATTTCTTCTACTATTAATTCTGTAGGTCGCCCTATAAAATTTGTTTCACCTACTTCAGCATCAATGATATGAATCATATCTATATGTTTTTTTAATTCAGGCCACAACCCAAACACATTCGTATGACAATTATGTGTCCAATCTGAATAATTTTCTTTTTTTACTCCAAAAACATTTTTTGGTCTAGAATTTCCATAATCAATAATTTCAAATTTAGCTGTCATAAGATGATTATCAGAAAGTTGTCTCCATGGATCAATTACAACTATAGATCGATCCCATGATGCGGCCCTATTTAGGGTCTCTATAACCCAATCTTCATAATATCCAATTAAGTAAACTTCGGTCCATTCGGGTTTTAAATCTAAGTCGCCGGTATTTATATCATAATATTTGACATTACCACCATGTTTTTCAATGTAATGGCCCACTAACATACTAGCACTGCCATTTGTATAAGGTACCTTAGGTTTGTAAGCTTTACCTATAATAGTAATATTCCTGCCATTCTTTAAACAACGCAGTGCCATACGCTCTGCTTGTACTTCTCTAGCAGTCATTATACTATCAAATAGATCATATCCTAAATCTAACCTATCGGCTAAGAATCTTAATGCAATATTGTCCCTAGGGTGACACGCTCCGGCATCACCCAATCCAGCTTTCATATATGCAGGTCCCATAATACGATGGGTACTTTTTGCTAGCGCGTCGGTTACAATGTCTACATTAATATTGCCATTTGTTTCTGCTACGTCTTGGATCATATTAACTAGTGCTAATTTAGTACTAATAAAGGTATTATAAAAAATCTTTATTGATTCTGCTTCATCCCACGTACCTACTTCATATCTAGGATCATTGACCATAAACACACGATAAAAATCAATTAATTCTTTCGCATCACCTGTCATGCTACCATCTTCTGTACCGATGATAATCATTTCAGGATTGACCATATCCCATTTAATGGTTCCCATTGCAATTAAATATGGATTGTAAATGAATCTGGCATTAGTAATACACGGCTTTAAATGATTACGTACTGTACCGGGTAGTACAGTACTTATAAGCACAACCAATTGATTTTTATTAACATAATTATTTACCTCATTGAGAATATTGGTTAATATACTATAGTCAAAGTCTTTGTTAGGTAAATGGCTAGTAGGAGTCTCGCCGCCGTATACAGGATCATGCGGAGTGGGGGCAGCAATGAAAATAATATCTCTATCTTTAACTGCTTCTTCAATTGAATTCATCATAGGAAACAAAGGTAAACGAGGTTCTATATCATATCCAACTACATCATATCCTGCATCTGCCATAACTTCAGCACAATCTTGTCCAAGTTTGCCAACACCTATCATTGCTATTTTTTTCATTTGAAAACTCCTATAGTAAATTTAAATCGGTTATATGCTTATATAACCTGTCAGCCAAATAATGATGACCGTCTAAATTCATATGAGCCACATCATCCGGTGTTAAATTATATTTTAACTTTCTTTCCGTTGTTAATGCGTCATAAAATTCATGGAGTTTAAATTGTTCTGATACGTACTCCGGTCGACGATTGATTCTTTCAGAAGTTATAAATATGACCTTGATATTGTTGTTTTTTAGCATATGTTGGAAATTATAATTATGTACTCTGAATTTTTCATCATCAAACTTTGGATTAACAAAATTCGTTTCATACATTTTGAAGAAGGTTTTTTCTTCGTCATTAGCCTGCCATGTATCTGCGTTAAACTTATACCGTATCAAAGTTCCATTATCATGTGATCTATCTACAACACATAATCTAGCAATCGTATTTTTAAAAAACTTATTAGGAAAAGGACTCCAAAACTCATTTCTACTATTCTCAGCATATTGAATGATTACCAAATCATCAGATGTTATTGTACCATTCATAATATGATTAGTAATTTTGCGCCAAATTCTCCAATTGCTACCGCAACCTGCACCCTCATGAATATAATCATAATTTAATTTTTTAGCCAAAATTTCGCCGTAAACTTCTTCTACCTTAGTAAAATCACTAAAACTACATCCCGCTACACATAATTTTTTCATCAATTGTCCTTAAATTTAAAACATTGTTTTTAATTTTTGCTCTCTGTCAGTAAGCATTGAATCAAATACCACATAAATTTCTTTTTCAGTTTTAGTACTACTTAATAATTTCATCGATTGTTCTGTATAGTCTATAGATTTGTCAGTCAATGGAATGCCTATTTTTGTAAGATAACTACAATAATTTAATGTATGCGGGTGATAATCACCATACATTTCACCATTATGGGTTCGGATATAAGTGTGTCCACCTTTAAAATATCCCCCTAATTCTAAATCTACTAGATTAGGAGGAGTAATACTTAACACATCTTTATAAACTTCTAAAATACTAGCTACTGTAGGAGAAAGATGATCGGACATATCCATTTGATAATTATAAGGAACTCCGGCAAGTGTAATACAATCTGACTCCAGTGTACTGAGATATTTAGTAGCAATTTCAATGAATGACAAATCTCTTAATAAGTAACCCTTCGGGTCTGAATACTTCCTAACAAATTCTTCACTATATTCACTTTGTGTAAATATATTTCCAACAGCCATCCAATGACCTCCTCTGTATCTATCTTCTCTGCAAAAGGTAGTCCACATGGGCATAATTAAATCGGTATTATTAAATTTGAATTTGGAATTTGCTTCTGCAATACGGGACACCATCATTGAATTTCCACCACCACAATGACCGAAATTATAATACTCTACATTGGGCATTTCTTGAGAAATCACTTCGGCCCAAGTGGGCCAAATATATGAGGTAAAACTACATCCAAAAGTAAAAAATCGTTTATATTTTTTAAAATCTATTTCATACGGTTTTATAATCATAATGTTCTTCTATAAAAATTTTTAAGTTTACCTAAACCAATACCTCTGCTTATTAATAAATCTTGGTTAAATTCAACAATTGGTTTAACACATTGAATAAACTCTTTTACTTCATTTTCATTCATGTCACAAATTCGTTTTATTTCTTTTACAATCTTTAACATTCTTTCGTAGTCATCTAATTCTGAATCATATGATTCGTCAATATATGGATGAAACGACTTATAGCCCAAATCTCTAAATAATTCTAATGATTTAGGTGTGCTGACCATAATAAAGGGATGACCATGCCCGACCGGTTTAAAAGTTTTTTCACTTAAAAACCTAGCAGGATTAAATCCTCCATCGGTATAAAAAGTAGTTTCGGTAACAACGCTTATCAATGATTCATTGTATAAGTAGGCAGTAGCCATATTCATAAGCGCTTGATTCATCTTTAAATCTTGAGTATCTAAATAAAGAGGAGGTAAATTAAGCATTTCATTTTCTACAGATTCTAGCAAACTTAATAATTCTGAATTAGGTGAATTATGCTGCTTAAGCCATGGATATATTTTAGTCCAATTTCTGCCGTCATCTGTTTCTCCTAAACTAACAAATCCTTTATCCAATAGATTAGTTGCCTTCAGAAGAGCAACTAATGCCGGTCTATGTAATCTCCATCTACGGTTAAAATTTAAAAACCGTTTATGATATGTTCTATTTTCATCTAAAGTCTGCAAAGGGCGCAAATTATATAATTTAGTATGAATACTAACATTAGCTTGAAAAACAGTTACCCAATGTACATTAAAATATTCTAGATTATTAGCATCTGCATAGTTTTTTACTTCAATATAAAGATCCGCTGCTTCACTAGCAATTATAATTTTACCAGCTGGTATTTTTTCTTTAATTACTAATGATTCATACAGTGGTTGTACAATGTCTAGAAAGGCTTCATGAGAATTAGATATATATAAAAAAGTCTCATCATCATTTTTAATTTTAATCATTATGTCTGCGGGTATCAATGAGTTAATATTAAAAACTTCAAACGCTCTACCGTTAAATATCTCACAATACCAATAATTTTTAAAACCGGTATTGAAATCTATAATAGACCAATGGAAGGTCGATTTTCTGTAGTCAACATTATTTGGACCCGAAATACCTGGATATTGAGTCAATATATACGGGAACCGATCGTTATTAATAATAGCCATTGTAATTTTCAGTGTCAATTATTTATTCCCTAACACTCTCAGAATAAATAATTTATATAGAGTATATATAAACATGACAAAAACAATATTAGTTACTGGAGGTGCCGGATTCATTGGTCATCACATGATTAGGCGATTATTAAAACATCCCGAATATAATATTATATCATTAGACAGATTAGATTTTTCAGGTAATTTGAATAGGTTAGCCGAATTAAAAATTGAATTTGGGTCAGCTATTCATAGACTTAAAGTAATACATCATGATTTAAAAGCAGAAATCAATGACCAATTAGCTAAACAATTGGGCAATATTGATATTATTGTACATATGGCAGCAGGTAGTCACGTTACTAGATCAATTGAAAACCCACTTGCGTTTGTATTAGATAATGTAGTAGGTACTTGTAATCTATTAGACTACGCAAGAAAGCGTTTACCTAACTTAGAAAAGTTTATCAACTTTGGTACAGATGAAGTTTTTGGATCAGCACCTGATGGAGTAGATTTTAAAGAATACGATAGGTATAATAGCCGTAGTCCTTATAGTGCATCAAAAGCCGGAGCAGAAGAATTATGCGTAGCATATGAAAACACATATGGAATGCCCATATACTGCACTCATACTATGAATGTATTCGGAGAAAGACAATTGCCGGAAAAATTCATTGGAATTGCAATGCGTAAGATATTAGCAGGTGAACCAGTAACTATTCACTGTGATGAAGAAACTGGCACAAAATCAGGGCTAAGACATTGGGTTCATGCCGCTGATGTAGCAGATGCAACAATGTTTATCATTGATTTACCGCATAAGCAATTTAATTTGGCAAATGATGCAGGTGTCGCAACATGTCCTAAGTTCAATATCGTGGGGCAACATGAAGTTAGTAACTTAGCCGTAGCACAAAAAATAGCAGATATTTTAGGTAAAGAATTAAAATATACCATGGTCAGTTATGATTTGCAACGTCCGGGGCATGACTTTAGATACAGCCTAAGCGGTGAATATATGAAAGAATTAGGGTGGGAACCCAAATATGATTTTGACTTACGGTTAAAACAAATGGTTGAGTGGACATTGAAAAACGATAGGTGGCTATAATTGGTAACCTACAATCATGAATGTTTAGCATGCGGTAATAAAAATTTGTTAATGGCACTTGATTTAGGTATACAACCATTAGCCAATAGGTATCTTAATAGCGAGAATGACTCTGAATATAAATACCCCTTAGCAGTAAATTTATGCAGAAATTGCCATCATCTTCAATTAACTCACACAGTTGACCCAACAACAATTTATAAAAATTACTTATATGTAACCGGCACTACTAATACTATGAAAGACTACAGTGAATGGTTTGCTGATTACATTGTAAACAAGATGAATAAGGAAACTTCTAATATACTAGACATTGGATGTAATGATGGAACTCAGCTAGATTCTTTCAAGGCCAAAGGGTTAAACACGTTTGGTGTAGATCCAGCAGAAAATATCTACGCTATTAGTTCGGCTAAACACGATGTTATATGCGACTTTTTTGGCCCCAATATTGTAGACAAAATTAAATATGAGTTTGACGCTATTACTGCACAAAATGTTTTCGCACATAATCCCAATCCATTAGAATTTTTACAAACTTGTAAAAAGTTGATGAGTGAACATACCTTATTATTCATTCAGACTAGTCAAGCTGATATGGTTCTTAATAATGAATTTGATACTATATACCATGAACATGTCAACTTCTTTAATGTTAATAGTATGAATGAATTAGCAAAAAGAGCAGGGCTATATTTGATTGATAGTATTAAAACACCTGTTCACGGTAACAGTTACCTATTTATTTTAAGTACTAAAGACAGTTTAGCTACTACTATCAATGACAAAATTAAAACAGAAGATATTCTATTAAACATTGAAACTTATACTAAATGGGAAAAGAATGTAAAAAGTAATATGTCTGAATTAAAACGTACTATAGCATCTTATAAGTTTAATGGATACAAATTAATTGGATATGGCGCGGCGGCAAAAGGTAATACATTATTAAATTTTGTAGATATAAAATTAGACTTGATAATAGATGATAATCCTTTGAAGCACAATTTGTATACTCCGGGAACAAAAATTGTTATAAAAGGCCCTGAGTCAATTAAAGAGTTTAGTCCAAATGACAAACTTGTGTTTATTCCCTTAGCTTGGAATTTTTTTACAGAGATTAGTAAAAGAATAAAAATGAAACGGGATATAAAACAAGATGTTTTCTTAAAGTATTTTCCTAAGGTAGAAATAATTAATGTATAAATTTCCAGTTATTGAATTAGTAGATAGATATTGCATTGCTAAATTAAAATTTGCTAAATTAGGAAACAATAAAGAAGAAGTAGACTTCTACACTGAGCAGTTATCCGATATTAATTTTGAATTAATAAAAGAAGAACTTGATCAATTATATCAAGTACATGCTGCCGTTTGGGATCTAGAAGATGATTTTAAAAAGTACCGCATTGAACAATTGTACGATTTGGCTGAGATAGGACGCAGAGCATTGCGTATTAGAGATGTAATGCATAAACGGTATGACTTAAAAAACACAATGGCTGATAAACTAAATGACCCAGTTAAAGAAATGAAAAAATACGGTTAATAATTTAATTTAGTAGTATATCTAGTTTTAGAAAGTAATATATTATAATTATAATTACAAATCTCCCGAACATGGTTTAAAAAGTCAGTTAATTGATCAGGAGATAATTCGCACAACCTTTTTATCTCTTTCACTATCATTAACATTCTTGCCGATTCATTTAATTCACTGTCATAACTTTCGTCTATCCATGGGCTAAACGTTTTATAGCCTACTTTTTTAAGTAAAGGAAGTGTACCTGCGTTGGCTACTAAAATAAAAGGATGTTTAACTGCTATAGTTTTAAATGTTTTTTCACTTAGTAATCTGCCCGGGGGAGTTAGATCACCAGGCTTTATTCCTTTAGCAAAACAGTTTGTTTCGGTTACTACGCTAAAGTAAGAATCCGTATAATATTTAAAAATAGAAGGTAACAGATAAGCATTATCTCGTTTTTGTAATACATTACTATCGATATCAATCGAAAGTTCACCTATATTTAAAATTTTTTCTTCGCTAGCCATTAATAACTGAATTAATTCATCGTTGTCATTATGACAGCGCTTCAATTCAATTAAAATATCATTCCAAGTTGGATATTCAGAATACATTCCTGCACTAACAAAACCCTTATCTAATAGATTCATTGAAGTTAATAAAGCTATTAGACTACCGCGGTGTAATCTACCATGGGGCATCATATGGCGATTAAAACTTAAAAACTTTTTATCATAATGCTTATTTTGCAAAGTTAACGGTACATTATAGTTTATTAGCTGATTTTTTACAGTGTATTCAAATGATCTTGTCCATTCTACATTTATTTGACCTAAATTATATTTTTTTCTCACAACATCTACTTCTTCTATTATATCAGCAGACTCGGATAATAATATTATTTGTTCTACAGGAATCTTAGCTCTAACTATTAAATCTCTATAAATCCCGGTAACAACACTGTGGTAAGTTTCATGAGTATTTGACACTAATAAAAATATTTCTTTATTCCATAATTTTCTTAATATTTCTTCAGGAACAATTGTTTCTATTGGATAACACTCAAATGAGTTTCCATTATATACTTCAATGAACCAATAATCTTTATTTTCATCAAAATAATACATATGAAATGTAATATTACCATCTATCATATTCTTGATAGTAGGCATATGCCAATAAGGTGAGCCAATTTGCTCAAAACTAGTATGTATTTTATAATAAGAATCTTTATTCAGGATGGCCATTGTTAATAAATTTAGGAATTATAATATCAGTGCCACAATGACAATGCTCTTTTTTGCATGTGATTTGTTTGGGGCCAACCCTAGAAATATCTTTTAAGATATGGCCTGCATTGCCGCCCATACCACAACTTGCTAGACTAACCTCCCCCACTGGATTGATAAAAATAGCATCACCTACATTGCAGTTCCACCCACTAAAGTAATTATTACCTGCAACAATCACTTCATTACTGTTACATACTTCAGTGTGATTATCATCATATCTATTATAGCTAACATTGTAATGGGATCGTTTATCAGGCTTTGGCTTAGTTTGTTGATGTTCTGATGTACAGTCATTGATGAACTGAGTTTTTGCTGGATCTTTATAGGTCCAAGGACCTGCGTTTACACTCATTTCATCAAACAGCGGAGTCCATTCTAAAAAGTAGTTGGGCATTACCGTTTTTAAGTGTTTACCAAACTCTACTACTTCCCAAAATCTTTCTTCATGTAGTAACATCTTAGTAGCCAAATAATTTACTTTGTCACATAAGAATATACTATTTTCTTCATATCGTTTTTTATCAGCAAACTCTACATGGAAGCTAGCAACCACATCATCAAACAGATAGTGATTCTTTTCCCACCATTTTAAAGGTCGACTTAAATTAGTATTGACTGCTAGAGTAGCGTGTGGTAATTCTTTGAACAACCATTCGCACAATGGAATAAAATTACGCCATGCAGTTGGTTCTCCGCCACTAAAGAAAAACTTAAAATTTTTATAACCAATTTGTTTATAACGGTTAATGATAATATCTAGATTATTAATATATAAATCTAGATTACCATCATTGATATCAGTTCCTCCCCAATTGCCCGGGTTACAATAACTGCATTTAAAGTTACAGAAATTATTAACTTGCCAAGTAACAGCTAAGTAAGGCTCTGGAGCCTCTATAGCAATTAACTTTCGGCCCATTCATAAATCTCTTTAAATTCTGGAATAATATCTTCAATCTTTTCATTTCTAAATTTATCTAATTCATCATTGAATTTTTTAAACTCAAGTATGCCGCCCTTATTCTCGTCACCTACATTTAGATTCTGAATTATCATTTTAAAACCATTATGTAATTCACCATTGACGAACTCATACCTATCTGCATACACTCTATACAATTCCGTTAACCGTCGTTTAACGGACACCGGTAATATCATTATGTTTGCGTACCACGGACTCGTTGCTAGATTAAATCTCGGTGAAGATGTTTGATCGTCGATCAAATTTTCTTTAACTAAGTAGTCAAAAAAATCAGGAAAATCAAATATATTCCAAATACTAATAGTTGGTGTAATTTGAAACTGAGCATGAGGGAGCTGCTTTTGTAATGTTTTAATATTATTGACAATTTTTTCCCAATCAGAGCCTTTGCGTATTACCTCTGCTACATCACCATGAGCATCTAAACTAGCCCAAATTTTTAATTGCGGAAATTTCTTCCAATATCCAAGTAAGTCTTTATCTTTGAACTTCAAAGAACTAAAGTTAGTAGTATAAGTTAACTCTACTTGAGCAGTTAAATCATTTTCAATCCAATAATCTAAACATTCATAATGCTCGGGAGTAATAATTATTTCACCGCCTGCAAAATAAACTTCTAAGACGTCTTTTAAATATGGTTTTAATTTATTCATAAAACTCATTTCTTCTGCGGTATTAATTACGACCTTAGTAGTTTTAAAATGTTTTTCATATTCAGTAATACCCTTTTTGTCAGAATATTCTTGTGCCCAAAGACTGCTACATCCTGGGCCACAGCTACGACATTTCATATTGCACATATTACTGAAACGCAAATCCATATACTTCATTTCAAAGTCGGAGATAGTGCCATCATTATCAGTATTAGTTGATATCATGTTAACATATTCAAGGCCCCTGCGCTTATTATGACTTTTACGCATAGTCCATGTACCCAATAATTCTAAATCATAACATCTTCTACATGCTTCAACTGGTTCATCGACCAGCATTGCTTCTCGTATTTTTTTATATTCTTCACTATTCATCATCTGAATAATAGATTCGCCATTATTAATATTTGCAACTGGCATATTACTATCTGCAACACAACAAGGCATTACTTTACCATCTGGCCATGAATGAAAATGCACCCAAGGCAGTACACAAAAATGTTTACCAAACTTAACTAAATTTTCTATCACCAGTGGATCTTGCATTTTTACTCCGTCAAATACTGTAATCTATTTAATTCAGGAAATGTTTTCCAAAAATTTTCTCCTCGTATTTTGTCTCCCGAAATAGTATGTAACATGAATGTTTCTTTATTTACTGCCCAAGTGTCTGTATCTTTTGCAAAATTGACGGCATCAGTCACTAAACGGGATAATGATGTTCCATCGTTACGGTAATGATCTGCCCAAGCCATAGCTTTATTTGCCGCATCGACCTTTAACTCTTTTGGTAAACTCTTACCACTATAATGACTAGGATGTACTGCTAAGTATAAACTATTATACCAATCATTAGTACGGACCAAGCCTTTATTCTTTAGATATGAATAAAATTCTCCAATAGTCAAATAATTAAACAATGAAAAAACAGTGTTTAACTGAAATGAAATGTAATCCAATTCTCTAAATTTTAATAAATTGCTTTCAACTAGACCCCAATCAGTGCCGTGTCGTAACCATTCCGCTCTTTCACCATAATGATCTATGCTACAACTTAATTCAATTCTTTTAAAGTGCTTCCACATATCTAATAAATCGTAGTTTTTGAATTTAATATTACTGGCGTTTGTATTGTATCTCAGTACTATATCCGTACGACCTTTACGAATCATTTCCTCTAGCATAATATAATGCTCTTCCGTCAATGTGGGTTCACCGCCTGCAAAATACGCCAAATCAATGTGTTCTACTTGGTCTAATACTTCACGCAATAAGTTACCTTTCTCATCAGCATGAATAACTATAGGATGCTTTGGATCATGATTGGCTCGCATTTCTGCTCCCCATTGACTACTAAATTCCGACCCACATGTTCTACATTTAAAGTTACATATGTTACTAAACCTAATATCAAAATAATGCATTTTAAATTCAGGGACCGTACCATCTTCAAGAGTAGTAGGTAATATTTCATCAAAATGTTTACCAAACTGCTCTTTACTATAGTTTCTAAAACTATGCGGGCCAGCTTCTTCATGTTTATAACAAAAATTACAGATTTTGTTTGGTTTATCAGCCAACATATCTAACCGCAATTGCTTCATTTGATCATTATTAAACGCATCTTTAAGACTAGTTTCTTTAGTATTACCATATGGAACGGTATAATCATTGCTACAACAGGGATATATATCGCCCTTAGGAGTGACATTTAAATGCATCCATGGGAACATGCAAAATACTTTGCTTTCATATAGTAAATAATTTTTGTCCATAATCATATAGAACCGTCTATCATTGATATTAATTCAGGAAAGGTTTTTTCAAACGAATCATTTCTAATATCATCACGCAATTTAGTTTCCTTTAAAAAATTCTCTTTCTGTATATTCCAATCATCGCTAGAATGTGTAAATTTTATAGCTGGTTCAATTAAATTATACGGGGATATCAAATTCATTTTTTCAATCAATTTAATATTATTTGGTAAACACTGTTCTTTCAAAATTTTAGGCAGCACTGTAGCCGAATAATACTCAGGAGTCGGGGTGCATATTAATGTATTACTTGATTTATTATTAATAATTCCAAAATTAATAAGATATTCATATAGTAGCGGTAATGTAGTATAATTAAATATACTAAGAACTGTATTAACAGACAATGTTACATTGGCTGTATTATTAAATTTTTGTAAATTATATTCAATTTTACCCCAATCTGTGCCGGTTCTAATATACTCTGCGCGTTCACCTATATGGTCTATACTAGCCGATACATCAATAGCATGAAAATATTTCCATAGGTCAAATATATTTTTATCTTTATATGATAAAACACTACAATTAGTGTTGTATCTTATTTTGACATCAGTTTTATTTTTCCTAATTAATTCTTCTAAAATAATATAGTGTTCTTCAGTGATAAGTGGCTCGCCACCCGCAAAATAAACAAATTCTACATCATCAATGTGTGACAAAAACTCAGATAATATTTGAGTAGTCTTAGATAAATTATAAATAGGTATTTGGTGTTCTGAACTTAATCTATTATTATCTTCTTGGGCCCACAATGAACTATAGTTGGGTCCGCACGTGCGACATTTGAAATTACAAATATTGTTAAATCTGATATCATAATATTTCATTTTAAAGTTTTCTAGTGTACCGTCATCTTTTGTGTTGAGTAATACCTCATTGATAGACGGTCCAAAAATATTATTTCCAAAAGATCTCCAACTATCTGTATATTTTTCAGTATTATAACACTGTCTACAAGTTGTATTAGTAGTTTCTGAAAGCATATCTCTGCGTAATTTTTTAAAATTATTACTATTAATAATATTTTCAAATGTTGAATTGGGGGCAAGTACCGTCATGGGAGTTTCAGATACGCCAACACAGCACGGGAATACTTCCCCTTTTGGGGTAGTCATAAAATGAACCCATGGGAACATACAGAATGTTTTGCTTTCTTTTAATAAATAATCGGTATCATATATCATTTAATTTTCCATTAAGTCCGCAAGTTCTGGGAAAGTTTTTACAAAACTTTCCCCTCTAATTTTATCTCGTTGTTCAGTAGTAGACTGAAATTTTTGTTTATGTTTTTCCCACGTATAGTTTTCATGAGGTGTCATAGTCCAATTAATAATACCTTCTAATAGACTTAATGCATTTGGCCTTATTATAAATCCTATAGATTTCATAATATCTATTAGTTTTAATATTTTTATTTTACCCTCTTCTTTATGGTGTTGTGGTAATATATTTGAAGTAAGAAACTCCGGCGAAGCCATATTATATATTGAATATGTATTGTCACTCGGTGAGTACAATCTCTTATCAAACAAATATTGATAAAATTCTAAAATTGTAGTATAATTATATAAACTTAAAACTGTATTCATTTGCAGTTGAATGTATGAAGATTTTTTAGCTAATAAAAAATTTTCTTCTATTATAGCCCAATCTGTCCCGTGTCTTATATATTCAGCCCGTTCGCCGTAATGATCTACGCTGGCATAAATTTGCACACTTTTGCTAAAGTGTTTCCAAAGACCTAATAAATCTTTGTTTTTAAATTTTAAATTACTTAAGTTTGTGTTGTAACTTAACGCAATGTCTGTTCGTCCTTGCCTAATCATTTCTTCTAATATAATATAATGTTCTTCTGTAATAAGGGGTTCTCCGCCGGCAAAATAAGCTAATTCAATATTGGGAATTTGATCGAGTACTTCTTCTAAAAATTCTTTTTTATTGTTTTTTAAAATCTGATGTTGGTAAATATTATTTTTTATATTTTCTTGTTCCCATTGACTGCTGAAGTCAGGACCACATGTTCTACATTTAAAATTACAAATATTATTAAATCTAATATCAAAATATCTCATTTTAAACTCAGACAATGAGCCATCTTCATTTGTTGCAGCCATAACATTGTCAAAATGTTTATCATATAATTTATTTGAGTTAGAACGAAAGCTATTTGATAATATCTCGTCATCATAATGACATCTAGAACACATAGGATTTTTAACATCTGATAGCATGTCAAGTCTAAGCTGCTTCATCTGTGTAGAATTGACAATTTCCATCATACTTTCTCTAGTAGTATCACCCAATGGGCGATGAAATCCAAACTCATCAATATTAGTTTTTGCAATGCAGCAGGGCATTGCATTACCGCTTGGAGTAGTAGTGAAATGTATCCAAGGCAGAATACAAAATGATTTGCTTTCTTTTAGTAAATGTTCTTTATTCATAGTGGGTTAAGTAAATTTATTTCTTGGCACTTGCGGTAGAATCCTAAATATTCTGGGAATATAGCTAGCATATCAGTTTCTCTACGCTCATCCAATTCGTTAAACCAGTTGTAAAAATCTCTGCGACCTTGCAACAATTTTTCGTCTGAGTATACAGTTTCAGCCATGTAATCTACTACACGCTTAAATTTTTCATATTCAATTGAGCTAAACGCATCTGCTTTAGCGTCATCTGTGTGTTCTTTCATATATGATAATGCATCATGCATATATGGCATAAATTCTTCTTTGGGCAAAATATTCATGTCATACTGAATAGGGTCTCTAAGGTAAGGAGTATCAAATCTTACACGGTGTTGTGGGTTAATTAAATCGTCATACCAACCATAAATTTTACGCCATTCAATTAATTTTTCAAGGAAGCTCTTAAATGTAGTGACACTAAAGATATTAAACGTAATCATAAAAGTAATAGGGCTATCAGTGTTTTTAAGATAGGTATGAAAGTTTTGTTCCCATAACTCTAAGTCCAACCCAGTACGAATATACTCGGCCCGTTTACCCCATGTATCCATACTAGTAAACAACTTAAAACTTTTAATTTTACCAGTACTGGTAAGATTTTTAATTTTTTCAGATAACCGTTCTATAAGTAATGGTTTAGTTCCCAAGTTACTATTAATGTTTAACTCTAACCATGGCATGGGATCTGACTCAATAGAATCTAATAATTGCCATGTAGATTTATGTAAGGTTGGCTCCCCTCCCGTAATACGCATGATAGTTAAAGTTTTTCGAAGTTCGGGCCACCATTTCCAAAATGCATCAACATATGGATTATCATCTTCGCGCTGATATAATTTCATCCAATCTATGTCACATCTATGATTTTGTACAGTAGTAACAGGACCATATTTTTCAATTTCTTTATAAAAACTAGTACTATACTTTGGATGACAGTAGCCACATTTAAAATTACATTCATTGCCAAAGTTAATCTCAATGTACTCAGGGTTTATGTTTTGATTCCAAAGTCCTTTAGTAGTTTGCTCGTACCGTTCTTCTGTAAAGATACTAGCATTGCGAATATGCCTGTCGCTAATATAGTCAGGACCCATTGCTTCAATATTCCAACAGTACTGACAACCACTGGGCTTACCACCGTCTAACATTAACTTCCGTTCTTCTTTCTTTTCACTAGTGTTATGAAGTGCTGAAGGGTTATCAATGACTTCGCTTAATGGGATTCGATGTGGTTTAGGGTGATAACAACTATGTGTTTCACCCGATTGTAGATACATTGTGACGTGATGCCATTTAGCTAGACAAAAAGTAGGTCCTACTTCATTTTCTATTTTAATTTTAATGTCTTTGATTCTTTTTTGTTCGGTACTCATCACCATCCTTCGATTCTACGAATCACATCCATTTCAGTAATCAAAGGACCTAAATTATGTTTGTCTACATTATAATGCCGTTTAAAAAACTTGCTTTGCTCTTTTTCTAGAGTACACATAGGCAATCCAAGTTTATCGTGGAGAGCAGCGCCTAACAATGTTGCTTCACGCTCTGGGTCTTTATCTTTATGTTCTTCCCATAGTATAGAGTAGTTATCAAACCACTGGACATTGACATGATCCCAAGTAGTTAGCATAGTCATATATGTACCAAGTCTTGCACCATATATAGCCCACAATCCATTATCAACATCTGCCCCTACATTATGCCATATAGTAAGATTGTTTAAATTTCTACTTGCTACTGTTTCTTTGAACTCATCTATGCTAGGCACTGCTCCTCGATTTAGGCACATCTTAACGCCTTCACGAAAACCTGCACGCCATGCTTGAAAAGGAGTATAGTTAGGATATGTAGTACTGTAGCAATCATACATAGCCCAATACAAATTATCAGCACTATCTAAACAAAAATCAGCAACTCGGGATAGATCACCATCTTTTTGGTGTTCATGAGTTTGCATTTCTTTTACATAAGTTTTTGTCCAGCTGCTCATACCACCATTGCCGTATCTTAGCCCATTAATGGCATTGATAGCTTTCCAACGAAATTGTGCTTTTTTATATTTAGGATCTTTGTCAGTAAAGTCTAATTGAAGATTAAAAAATAGTTCATCGGGCATATTATCGCCGTCAATAAGAATAAATCTTTCGGTATCGCTAGCTTCACCTGCTGCTTTATGTGCAGCATCGCTGCCCTTTACGCTATCAACTCTTTTGGCCCATGGAATCATATTTTTAATTTTGAGCCAAAATTCTTCCTTTTGAGGCTCGTCATAGCTAAGATATATACAATCTAAGTCAGCTACATCAACTATATCATAACTCATAAATTTTTAACTTCCATTTTACTGTGTTTATAGATAGATCCGAGATTATACTAATATCGTCCATAGCACATGCTATACCATCGTCTGACGGCATCAGTTTATATACTACTGCATTAGGAGTTACTGTTGAAATTTTTCCATCTATTATTCTTACATCAGGTCTTGCTGTAGCGTAAGTTAGTGCATCAATTATAATATATTGACCTTCTAATTTTTCACAGGTATAACAAATGACCTGACCCCGATCGTCATAATATAAACGGAATTCCGGTGGAATGATTTTCGGTGCTTCCCAAAGAATAATTACATCATCATTCATAAATAACCTCTTATGATTTTATCACAAAAGTTCTTAATATGATAATGAAAAGGATAAATCTGCGGTACAGTCTGTATTCTCAGTTGATCAGGTAAACATTCATATATAAAAGTATCTGTCCAATTTTCAGTTGGATTACCATTTATAAATTGTTTCATATGAATCATACTCATTTCAGTGAATGTTGGTATTATAGTTTTTTCTTTACCTATAATATGCGCCGCTATACTATAGGCCCAATCGGTACTAACCGGGTCCTGTGAATTATACTTCAATATATTTTTATAATCGTCCCAATTTTCAAAAATATCTCTAACAATTTCAAAAAAAGTTTTGGCAGTAATAGATTTTTTAAAATAAGTTATAGCATTGTAAACGTCAGGCAATTTGTTTTCATCAATGAATCTACGGTAACCTCTTACTTTTGAAATTTCTTGTTTTAAATTTCTTATAGTAGTACACAATACTATATCCTGTTGACCGCATACATCGAACCAATGCATGATATTCCTAGGAATAATCATATCTGCTTCTAACTTAATAGTTTCATCATACGGGCTGGCTTCATATACTTGCCAATCATTGATAAGTTTCCATTTACCATTTATATCTAAATCGCCATATGGTAAGGGAATTATCTGATCAAAATCAGAATAATTCACGGGGTCATTGGTTATAACAGAAACCTTTGCATATGGCATTACTTTATGAATGCTCATAGCCAATGTTTCGGCACACTTAACATAATTTACATTAGTAGTGTTTTGTGCCATTATAACAAATCCTTGACTCATTTAATCAACCCCAGCATGTTTTCTTTGTTCATAATATGGAAGTCAGTATCTTTAATAGTAATAAATTCTTTACGAATTTTTCCTCTTTTCCAATTATCAAACATGACGGTATATTCTACATTAAATTCATAATCAGAATCAGGGTATACGGTAGTATTCTTACCAATATGTACTAAATTCCATGGGATAATATCATCTTTTATATCCATGTGACCGTTCACAATCCGTAAAGCCAAAGTTAATGCATAATCGTTTCTAAAAGTGTTTGCTATGAATCCATGAATATTTGAATAATGATCAAAATTATTTTGAACCATTTCTAAACAATTAAAAATTTGTTTAGCTCTAGGTGTTTTTTTAAAAGTTATTACGGTAGCCCATAATGTTTTAAAGCTATAACCACTTAGTACCTCTTGTGTCGCTTCGGGATTCATTAAAAAACTAGTAGTATCGTGACAGCAAAAATCGGTTGACAGGTTAAAGGTATCTAACAATTTATTAGAGTTAATAACATAGTCTGCATCTAATAATATGGTTTCATCATATGGACTAAAGGAATATGCTTTATATCGACCCTTGTTTATCCATACTCCCCAATCACGTTTATTATTTCTGTCAGGCTCAGTGACTATGACCTTATCAAAAGTATAGATAGGATTTTCAGGCAGCGATTGGGTATCCGTGACCAGTGTCACTGGTAAATTTAAAAAATGATTAGCGCGTTTAGCTGTAGCTACAGCCATATCATAGTAATTAAATTTTGGGCTGTTAAACGCAAATAAGAGTACTCCTCTCATCGTTTATTCTCTAGTTCAACCCATTCTTGATGCCAGTTAGTCATACTATTAGTATATGCTGTATATAATTTATCTTTTAATTCCTGTCTATTTACCTCTACTGGATTATTAAATGTATCAATTAAAATAACTTTTTCGTCAGTTATTGCATTCAAAAAATTAATAGTTTCTAAATTGGCGCGCCAAAGTCCTCCTTGATCAGCAACAATGAATTTGCTGTCATATTTGTCTTTTAAATAAGCTTTGGCTGCATTATGACTAAATCTGGCTTTAGCATCTGCAATTAGTGTTTTAGTATCCATAATACTCTCCTACGAGTATTTAGATAGATTCTAGGGTGCGGTATAAATTTATAATACTGATGCCGTGCCGGTGATGGTCGGCGTTCCCCAACTAGCAGTCGGTAAATATACATTTTCAGGAGGAACAATTGTTACTGTGGTAGTAGAACCAGAACCGGCAGATAATCCATCCGGGACTTCATCCCAAACCGTGTAAAGGGTAATAATATTGCCCACATCGCCATTTGAACCTTGAGTTCCATTGGTTTTAGCAATTATACTTATATAGGTCCCTAGATAACCTGCTGGACCAGTACTGGCGGTTTGAGTAAACAATGTGGTGTTTGCTGTACCTAATGCATAGTAACCTGAATTTGTAGAAATAGTTGGTGCATTACCTCCACCGCCTACTTTAGTAACTCCATTATAAGAAGTACCTGCAATCGTAACAGACCCTGTTATAGGGGAACTTAATGCAATAGTACCTATATTACTTACTAAATTATTTAATAATAAATTAATTCCAGCTGTAGTATTAGCATGAGTACAAGTAATTTTCAACTGTCCTCCTGCATTAAAAAAGTAACGGGCAGCGTCCCCGGAACTAAAAGTAATTACATGAGTAAATGCAACACCAGTTGTCCAAGTGCTGCCGTATGTCGCAGCATTAGAACTAGTGCTACCTTGTGTAGCAGCATTCAATCTGCTAGTATAAATTGTTGTTAAATTTGTAGGGATAGCAGCAAGATATGTAATAGTGCCACCTGAAACGGGTGCGGTGACCGAAGTAATGCTAGTACCTTGATGAGAAGCAGAATTTGCAGTATTGTTTACCAATGATGTCCAACTACCAGTAGCTGTTGCAGTATCACCTACGGCCACATTAGCCACTGCTGTTTGACCGTATCCTGCATTTGTGCCACCTGTTGCCCAAACTGCATTAATTGTACCTGATGTAGTAGTAGGATTACCTCCAGCTAGAGTATTAAAGTCTGATGCTTGAATCGATCCATATTGTGCGTAAGTCATTTTTCAATCCTTACCGTATAATAACAATTGCTTCTACAGTCCCTATACCAGACGAGTCTTTATCAGCCAATGCACGACCAATTGTGTTAAATGCAGTAGCTTCTCCGGTTAAAGCACCCCTGGCGATACCTTCACCAGCACTTACCAATCGTTGACCTTTATGAACTTTTCCAGTGACTTTAACATGTACTCGGCCTCCTACTGCTACAGCAGGGTGCGTAGCATCTGAACCTGCACCTGAATTCATCAAGTATGCCACGCTATTTGATATTACCCCAAACACATCTTCACTTAATTCATATTTGACTGAAGTTATTTCTCTTTCTCCGCCTAATTCAACTACCGTGCCTGCATCATATGGAGCGTCTGCTTCAAATCTTTCAGCCAAGTCAGCATATGTTGCATTAAATCTTGAGCCGGTTGTTAGAGTCCAATTACCTGTTATTGTGCCGGCAGTAGAGTTAGCTCCAGTTGTAATAATAGGAGTTCTTACATTTGCAGAAAGAATATTACCATTATATCCTGGCAGATAACCCGCAACATTTGAATTACTGTAAGTACCTGCAAAAGAGATAGGATCTCCGTTTGCATACATGTATTTGTCAGTTTTAATACCGTATAAGTTAGCACCCGAAGAATTACTGATGTATATGCCGCCGCTATTAAAAATCATAGCATTTGCACCGCTACCACCATTACCGCCATTAGCTGTCCAAACGCCTGTTATTGTTCCGGCTATATTTGCACCGCCGGTAGTTATAACCTTAGTTATTAATGAACCAATGTTACTAGTAGTAATATTTGCATCCGCAATATTAGCATTTGCAGAAACCGTAAGATAAGCAAATGTGGCAGCATTTGCATTACTATTATTAGTAGCAGAAATATTATTTGCTTGTAAATTACCGGTAACAGTCACCGATCCAAATGTTGTTGCTCCACCGCTAGCAGTGGCGGTTAATGCTAGCCAAGCAGAGGCATTAGTTTCGCCGTCAGCTGGACAAACATACAATGTAGAATTATTAGTATTGTACCAAAGTTGCCCTCTTAGAGGATTAGCTGGGGGAGTAGTATCAGCAAAATTTTCTAGTGTATGAACAAAATTTGTATCTAGTGTTTGACCATATCCTGCATAGTTTCTACCCGGCAATCCAATAGCAGTACTAGTTGTATTAATTGTACCATCAGGAATGGTAGTTAATACAGTACCATCACTTTTAACGATTACATATGCCATTTTTTAATTACTCCGATATCTTTTTATTTATCTTAAATAGTTACCAAGTTAGTAAGACTTTGAATTCTAACAGTATAGTCTATTTGAATTTGTCTATTTAAACTTTTTTGTACTGGGTGAAAAATGACATGACTTAATAATCTTGTAATTACCTGTCCGTTATTATCTGTCCCATAATTACCTAATAATCCCAATTCATCAAATACATATTCTCCATTCAATTGTGTACTATTATCAAATGCCGCTTGTCCCGCGGGCTCACCGTAATCTAATAAACATTGAACTAATATATCTGTATAAAGTTTCCCAGTAGTATGAGTAACTGTCATTTTATTTCTTGTAGGATCCAAGTTATAAACACTAGTGTCATCTACTATTTTAGTATAGGTTTGGTTGTATAAGGCTGCATTTATTCCAACAGTATTTGGAGGTAGGTAAGTAATTACTCCAGTTTCGCTTACACTAGCTCCGCCATTTCCAAATGCCATTTCATAAATTTCTCCATATCCGCGGCCACTTAAAGAGTTCGCAATAGATTCTGACATGTTTTCATAATTAATAGCGTTTTTCTTATCCACGAATATATCCCCATTATTTGGATCGTAGATTTTCAAAAAACCTTCTATATTATAGGATAATTTAATTACCGACATTAGTTATCGCCTCTTTTTTGCACTAATACTTGTTTAGTATTTGGATCTGAAATTTTTAAGTGCGAGGAAAAATAAAAACCAGCGTTTTCATTAGGTTTTTTTTCAGGTGCTAAAGCCTTATTTTCTTCACTTTTTGGAGATTTTTCTTTCATAGTATTATTTATCATTTAATTATCGCCGCCGTTTAAGAATATTGCAGCCGGTGTATTACTTATTTGTAGCGGATCTCCCGATACTGTATTATAATAATATGAATTCCAAGTTTGGTTATATTGAATATCTGACATTCGATTACTACTTAGCAACCCATATACCACGCTATATTTTGGAATATAATTTTGTATACCGGTGCCGTTAGCTCCTCGTTGTAGTCCTGATATAGTTTTTAAATTAAAGTCCACTATTGTAAACTTGATTTGTTCCCCATTAATAATCAATGTATTACCTTCTACAATTTGAATTTCTAAATTATTTCCTGCACTAATCCACACACCTGCTTTAATTTTAAGTACCGGTGTTAAATCTTCTATTACAATTTTATAGTTGTCACTATCTATAAACTGGCTAGTACTATCGTTAAACACCGCAATGCTAGAGATAATATTTTTATCTGCGATTAAACTTATACTATATTCGCCATTAACAGCAGTGGGCGCTATATTATTTTGTACAGTAGTAATAGTCAATCTAGATAAATCGTCTACATAGATTGTATCGGAAGTATATAATAGAGGGGCAGTCAACCAAGTTGTATCCCATGCGTTTGCTCTATATACTTCCCCTTGATTTGCTAAATTAACACTTAGTAAATAAGTTTCTTCTTGTGGTGTCGGGCTTGGCATCATACTGGTAATAATTATAGGCGTACCAAAAGTAATAGGAGTTAATATACTTAAATTGTTAGCGGGATTTAAACGCAATTTACTTGACGGTACTCTATAACCGTCGACAGTTACCCACACACGGTCAACATTAAATTGTTCCCATTGTGTTACATTGATCGGAGTAAGAGAAGAATCATTAGTTAAAACAAATTCATCTCCACCAAGAGTACTGGATACAGAAAATTCTGTAGAATTATAAACTCGTTTAACATAATATGTAGTCCCTGCAATTAATCCTCCTATAATAGAACTGCCCAAAGGTGCTAAGAAACTAGTAAATATTACAGGAGTATTTGGTACTAAATTAACAGTACCATTATATCCTAACGTCTCAGTAACAATTCTATTACCAAGTAGAGTATCTGTTGTTGTTTGTTTTGTTACAGTAGTAATTAATGTGAATACGCTATCAACCCAAACATATCCTCCACTTATATAACTTGATACCGAAGTTATTGGATAATTTGTTGCGCCAAATGCAGTATTATATGGTTGTAAATATAAATCAGCTTGATCCGGTCCTATTATATGCAAGTAATATGTATTATTATTAAGTTGAGTACTACCTTCAATACCGTCAATTCTTACTAAATCATTAGTATTAAAATTAGACGAAATTTGAGGAGATGTAATACGAACGGTGTCGTTTCCTCCTACGTACGCAACCATAGCACCTGAACCATTTCCGACAGAGAAAGTACTACCTAAATAAGTTAAACTAATAGTAAAGGTGAATGCGCTATTTATAGTTTTAATATAATATACTATACCAGAAGTTTGTATATTCCCAAATCCAGTACCCTTAAATTGAATAGTTTGTCCTATTACAAAGCCGCTAGTACCAGTCCCACCCGGGTCACAACTAATTAAGTTTCCTACTGAGGTACATGATAGGACCGTAACGGTAGCAAGATATGGTGTAATAGTATTATTAACATCCGTTATGGCCAATACCGCATAATTTAAAGTAGGGTCGAATGAACCCCTCGAAGGATCCATTGTATTTAAGTATTGCTGATCGGGTAAATTAAACGAAGTTACCGAAATAATATCACCGGGTGTAAAGTTAAGTAAAGTAATTGTATCTAAATTACTGTCAATAACAAAGTCCGAAGCTTCAATTCTAAGCCCATTTTTTTCAACAATTGCGTTTTCAGCATTTACTGAATCCATATAATTATATAAATCATATTCTGTTGAACTAGTTGTTACGATGTATTGAGTTTCGGGTATAGTATATCCAAATTGATTAGGAGTTGTTTCTCCAAACACTGTATATGTTATATAATCGTATAAAGCATCATAACTATCTACCGCAAATACTATTTTTGCTGTTATACCATTGTCCCCAATTGCGAAAGCATAATCATTTGTCACTATTTCAGCACCGCCAGTTGCTGTAGTTAACGCTAATGGATAACCTATATTGTTTGGATCTTCTAATACAAATTCATTAGCATCAAATATACTTAATATTTTGTATACTGTTTGTGGTTGAATAACTCCACCAAACATTGTATTACTAAAAGTAACATCTTGTCCTACTGTTAGAGATCCAGTAGTGTGACAAGTGATAGTATTTGTAATCCCATTAGTTCTAGTTACTGTTTCCGTAGTTCCAAACCGTAACTTATAGCCATTTACATAACATAGAGGACTAGACCAAACAGAGCCGGCACCAACTTTAATTATAGCAAACATCGACCCGGTGTCGCTTGAAAGAGACAATGTAGGTCCTGCAGTTCCTGTAATTTGACTAAATGAGGTAGAAACAGTGATACTACCGGTTACATAACTAATGGTCTTAACATAATATATTGTATTTTCTAATATTCCACCAAAAGTTAAACCTTGAAAAGTAATAGGACTATTTAATAAAAAGTTATCAACATCAATACAAGTAATAGAATTTATTCCACTAGTAGTTGCAATCGCTATAGCTGTTTTAGGTTGTGCGTCTGGTCTAATTACCCCACTACCATTGAATAAGCTATCGGAATAATTGCAATTTAAATTAATTTCATTCCAGCCAGTAACTGAATTAGTAATAATTGGATTATATTTAGTGCTAGATTTTACTAATTGATAACCATTACCTGTTTCATACACTTCGATCCTTACCTTATCCGGGACAGGGAATATACTAAGATTATAACTAGAATTTAATAGTATAAAACTATTAACCCAATCCACAGAATAATCTATTTCAAGTAACGGACAAAGAACCGTGCCTAATCCATTGTCAGCGGCATATAATATTGATACTTGGATTTGTACCGGGTTGTTAACTATTCCCTTAAAACTATAAAATAATTGACCTTGAGTTTCCGGAGTAATTTCTGTGCTTACTACATTATATCCTACGTTTTGATATTCTACTGCCGGCCAGTTAGTACCTGGTCGAGTAGTCACTGTTAATACTAAATTATCAACCACATTACCCGGAACTAACTCTTCAGGTCCATATCCATATGAAAATTCCGCACCCTGTACATCATATACTGTAGGTTCTACGACAATTACGGAATTATTAGTCCATGTCACGCCGTTATCATCACTATTAATAATAGCATTGTTGTCTCCTATTGCCACCCAAACATCTAAATCGTCATTATAAATGACATTATTTAAATTTTCTACAGTTCCCGAAGTTTGAGTAACCCAAGTATAACCTGTACTAGATGTTTTTATTAATCCATCATTGCCAACTGCCATAAAGGTATTATTAGCATAAATTATACTATTAAGATCAGAAGTTCTAGGATACAAATACATATAAGTCGGTGAGCTTGGATTTACCGATGTCAATGTTATCGGAGATCCTCCTAGTGTTGTACTAATTTTTATCTGTGTCAATGACGGTATACTAACAACATAATATGTGGTAGATGCGGAAATATTATTAAATGATTGAGTAAATCTAACCATATTATTGATAGAAAACCCTGCAGTAGCGGTCACATTAATAATATCGGTAGACGAATTCACGCTAGTTACATAGGATTCATTGACGCCTAACCAATTAACACCATTTATAGAAGTATATGTAACTCCAAGATCACCCACAGCAATAAAAATATTGTTACCATAAGTAATACTATTAAAACCTTTATTAGTAACTGGAGTAGCTTTATTCCAATTTATGATATTATATGAAGTATAGACTAAATTAACATCAACAACCGTTCGTACCCCAGTAGAATAATCTACTTCTTGCCCTCGGCCCACAGCAATATATATGGGAGTTGAATTGACCATTGTTCCAAATACATCAAACAATTCATTTACCAGTTGAAAGCCATTATTTTCAAATTTAAATCTTTCTCTCCATAAGTCACCGTCTTCACTAGTAATAATATTTTGACCAACAGCTAAATAAGTACCATTATAATAATATATAGAATTTAATGATACTTCTCCATTAGATATTGGGATTACTTTAGTTTCCCCCAGTTTGACATAACTAGCGACACTAGTCCATTCAAGCACAGTGCCTGATAGTATTGGCACTGCTGTGTTAGTTGTAGTAATAATATAATTATTTTGAAGTTCACGGCGAATAATATCAGTAACTGTAACAGCAGAATCTGTTAAGTTATTATATGACCAATCGTCACTAATAGTTGGGATAGAGGTCAATATAATAGGATACGAAGAAGAATTTGTCGCTATATGGTAAGAGTACCCATTCCAAATTATAGACCGACATTCTAACCTAGTAGGGTAAAAAGCTTGATCCTGCAAATATGTATCTATTTCAAATTGTTGATCGGGTGCAAAGGCGTTACCTAAATAAGTACTATTAGGATATGTTATACCTTCTACTAATTGCGTGAGATCTAGCCCGGGCATATTTATTGTGGGTTGATAATACCCATTAATTCTATCTAATGCATTTAGTCTGCGGTCATCACTAGATAATAATTGCCATTTCCCTAAAATAAATTCGGTATCATTATTGCTAACTATACAAATATAAGTTCTATTATTATATTTGACAATGCTCTGTGTAAAGTAAAAAGGTTCCGGTAATACAGCATAATCTCCGTCTTTAGCCATACTGAAATCTTGAAGTGAAGTAGTTGCTGTTATATTAAATACAGAACCATCTGGAGTTTCACTCACTTGTAGAGTTGTAGCTGTAAAGTTTATATTATCTACAATGTAATAAGTTTGTCCTATTACTAGTCCACCTGCTACATTTCCTGTAAATACTATAGGATCATTAACTAAAAATCCGTCAGTACTGGTTACTGTTATTATATCAGTACTTGAATTAGTAGCAGTTACTGTTGTACTAATTGTTCCTATATAAGGAAAATCTATTCCACTTACCGGTACGGTCAGCGATGGGTTTTCATATACTGCAAATTCTGTCGGCGATATTACTTTTAAATAATAATTTTCTGTTATACCCGTTGGTCTACCTGCAGGACTCACACTTACAATTTCTCCGGTACCGCTTACGGATGCAACCGTAATTGTTAAATCATTTAAGGGGCTAGTACCTGCCAAATTTGTTCCCGATATACTAATCGTATTGTTAACAGCATAACCTAACCCCGGATCAGTTATAATAGCTCTATACCCGCCCATAATATAGCTTACATCAAAAATAGGCGTCGCTAACACTGTTTGATTAATAAATATTTCATCAGTTACAATAACAATGTTAGTTCCTGAACCACTAGCAGTAGTATTAATAGGTGATCCACTGACTGAATATGAAACTTCAAACGTAGTACCGAATGAATTTACTACATAATAATTCACATCTTCTAACAATCCTGTAGGCAATGCGCCTGTACTTCTGAATTGAACTTTTGTGCCATTAGCCGGTGCCGCAGCTACTGTAACTACAGCCGGGCTCGCAACTGAAATTGATGCGTTCTGTTGTGAATTGCCCGGCGATGTAATCGGACCTCCCAATGAGGTCGATACTTGAATGTAGGGACCACCTGTTCCATACATATCCCCATTACTAGTTTGTAGTACTTTAACAATGCCGTTTACAAATTCAGAAATTGTAAAATGCGTACTGTCAACTATAGTATGAACATAATATACCGTATTAAATCTAATGCCACCTAATTCTAATCCAGTAAAAATTATCGGCATATCAACATATAAAAATTCAGTGTTATCACATGTTATTGCATTGGTCGATGAAGAGGTAGTATAACACTCAATTTCTACTGTGTCCATATTAACTACATAATATGTTGTTCCAGTGGTCAATGATCCAATATTTTGAGACACCTCAATTGGCATATTAATATAGATATTATCTAATCCGCCGCTAGCATCAGTTAAAGCAATGCTATCAGATACATCTATTACTGCTGCTATGGTCCTGTTTATTAATGAGCCACTAGTACCTGTTAATCCGACAAATTGATTAGAAGTTTTATATAACGTGAATTGTTGACCATTAACTTGTCCAGGACTCACCGGTAAATTGATATCAACAATCATATTATCACCGGCATCAGTAACTAGTTTAACTACATTTTTTTGACTAGTTAATAATGCACTAGTATCTAACGATGCACTCACTGTAGTCAAGTTTACCGGCAAACCATTAACACTAGTAGATACTTGGAATGTATTAGAATTAACAATGTTTGAAACATAATATATTGTTTTAGCTGACAATCCACCAAACGAAGTTGTTTGCGTCCCGGCGACAACCATTGAATCAAAAACTATCGGCAAATTAATTGACAATATAGAAGTAACATCGCTAGTAACAATGTAGTCTGAAGTACCGTTAGTTGAAATAATATTTAAAGTTTGTGGATTTTCTTCTTCGGATATAGTAAATGTCTGATTATCTAAGACTGAAGTTACATAATATACTTGATTTTCTACCAATCCTCCTAACATTGTTCCTGTAAAAAACATTGGTAAGTTAGTATAAAATCCATTAGTACCCCCGGTACCAGTTAAGTTTAATGGGATAGTGAGTGTATTTGTTATCCCATTTGTAGCAGTAACATTTGTTATTCCCGGGTATATTACGCTTAATATTGCAGTGTCTGTCTTTTCACCAACATAACATTTTAACCCTGAAGCATTAACCGTTCCATTTGTAAGAGATTTAATCGGGCTTCCTGTACTATTTTCAGATATTGTAAAATTAATATCGTCGATGATACTATGTACATAATATACTGTATCGATTAATAATCCGCCTATTACATTGCCATCAAATTTAATTGGCATTCCCACATAAAACCCAATTGTTGAGCCAGATGCATTAATATCTAGTGGGTTATTACTGAAAGTGGTTAATGTAATTGAATTGTCAGATGAATGAGTGCTTGCCACTTGACGCACTAATGATGAATATATAACTACTCTATCATTTCTAACCTCTTCAATTTCAAATACTACCCCGCCCGAGCTAGCTAAAACAGAGTTAATTGGTGGTTCAGTGCTTTCTAATTTTATAGACGAGCTTGCTACCACTGCGCTATTATTATAATTTCCAGCATAATATGCGCCATAATATTTACCCGCCGTCCATTCTATTAGATTTGAATTATAGCTAGTTCGATCAAATTTTAATGTAATATTATTTTCTCTTACCGGAGTAGCAGAGGAAATACTAGACGCTCTTGCTCCTGGACAAAGTTGCTGAGTTCCACTACCAACACTTAATAATTTAATTCTATTAGTGTTATTAATTGCATCGGTATAACTAGAGAATAATGCTATAACAACCGCAGGAATTGTTTCTAATAAATTAACATAATACCATTGATCATTTTCTATTCCTCCGATCGCAGTGCTACCTATTCCCACTTTATATTGTACTAAATCTCCTGTTTGTAATAACGGGGCGTACAATGTAATAATACTATAAGTAGTGTTCACTGCACTGCTTGAAAAAGAAATAACATTAGACGGGTCAATTATAATTTTAGGTAATACCGCATATCCCATACCTGGGTCAATTACATCAATTCGTAAAACTGAATCTAAATTCATTACCGCAGATAATACAGCCGGTACTTTTGGTGGCGGGTATAATATAGGATCAATATATGCAGTAACTTTAGGAGGATCTATGTACCCTCGACCACCGTCTAATACTAACACTGCCGGAAGATCAATATATATTAACTCTCCGGGAAGATGATTAGAAATCGGGGTTCCATTTACTCCTCTAGTTAACTCATAAAGAACATTTAGATTTCTATCTACTGAAGCATATCCAATCTGTTCATCACCAATCTGTATAATACCATTGATAGGAAATCCCAGTGAATTATTCACTGATATAGCAGCAGAGGTAAGTGTCACATAAGAAGACAATGTTGTTATCTGTACATTATCTTGACCAGTAATACTAACACCACTATTATTAAACCAATCAGAATACTCAGTTTCTTCCCATATAGGATCATTAGGTAAATATTGATAGATATTATCAGGAGTTTTATATACTAGTTGAGGTGATATCCACTCCTGTACTACTGTATTAAATTGTGAAGGTAAATCAAAGTCAGTTATATCCCCTTGAAATACATTAGTTTTAGTATACTTAAATAGAAAATCTTTAATCACTACGTGATAAGGTTTAACTTCATTTAAATATCCTTCTAAAAATGCTTGATTATCACCACGAAAAACTTCAATAGGCACCAATTCTCTTATGGTGTGGTCAACATCTATCAATGATGTTTTATTTAACCACGGGAGATAATTTTGATTTTCATCTGCTTCACTAATAATATATTCAAACATAAGAATTAATATTTTATTTCTATATATTAATAATTCAGAAGGTAGCTGTTCGGTTAATGCTCTTACTAACCAACGAGTCTCTTCGCTAGGATAATAATCATATGGACTAGTATCAAAAAAGTTATCGCCGAACCCTATTCTTGCTGAAGCATAGTCCCAAAGTGAACTCTTAAATTGTATTGTCCCGTTAGTGAGTCCTATTCTTACCCATTCATTATTACTAAATAGGTAAGTTTCAGATAATCCCAAACCATTTGTCTCGACTGTTGCAATTGTGCCCTCTGTTACACTTAGTGTAGCCAAATCTGAATATATGGCAACTTGAATAGTAGATTTGGTATTGTCATTGTAACCAGGTGCCCACCAATTAATATTTTCCCAATAATTTGTAGCATCAAAAAACTCACCTGATGCATATGTAAATGTAGCATCAGAAATTTCAAAGAGTGGATACTCTTTTACTATTTCATTTACTGCTTGGAAAAAGTTTTTAACCGCGCTCAATCTATCATAAAAGAAACTTTGTCTAGGTCTAACAAGAACTCCAGTCTGTACCGCTAATGGTAAAAACGGATTAGGAACAACCTGTCCTGAGGTATCCGTACCTGATAGACTATCTAATAGTCTAGCATATAATGAATAAGGTTCGGTTTCACCTAGGTATACATCAGGTAGCCCAGGCAAAAAGTCATCGGCAAAATTTGCTCTAATTAAATCATATTGATTATGAGTAGTGTCAATACCAGTGCCAGTTCCAAACCCAATATTTAAAACTGAGTCATTTGCATTTATATAATCGCCGACATTATATAATCCGTATACACTAGGTAGTAACGGTGCAAAATAACTAATTCCGGAATTTTTAGGATTAGCTATATATGCAGCAACAGTATTGTCAGACAATGTTTTTCCTAAATTAGGAGATATGATACCAGTATCTCTTACCCAATAGAAATATATTGGAGTTAATGCCCCGGATGAATTAATAGTATATTGGATTACAAATTTAGTCGGGTCATATACAGTGCCTGGACCAATATAATTAATAGGTAGAGTATCAGATGTTATCCAAGTATATACTGCAACATCACTGTTAGGAAATAATGTACCCCAATATGTACTGTTATATGTATTATCATTTTGATGGTAATTTACATAACGAATATTAGTTGTGTTAAACCAAAGTTGACCAAGTTGTGCTTCTCCCCACACTAAATTACCTGAAACAAATTCTTTATTATTATATGTAACAGGGTCCGAGTTAGATATATAATCTAAATTTTCGCGGGCTGCCCCTAAAATTTTGCCCTGCAACGGATCAATATAATCCATATTGATCAGAGTTTGATTAGTTTGAGCACTAAATAATTGAATATTACTTATATTATTAATATCAACCACCGGGGCAGAACTTCTATACACTGACCAATTTGGTTGATTTGATATATTATTATATATTATTGCTTGACCATTGGTAGGGCTAAATTCAGGTGTTCCTATAATAATATTGTTAGTATGAAAATCTAAAGCAGTCCCGTAATTTGGCTGTAATCCGTATTCTAAATCTTGACTATTAACACTCTGAGCATAAACAAACTTACCACAATTTATTAAATTCTCATTGTAGTTAGACAAGTAATCAAACATATACACCGCCCCTGCATTAGGGAAGGTATCTATCCAAACAGTAGAATTATTATCAAATACAGTGTCATTGTCTTGATTTTCATCATCAATAAAATCAAAAGTAGTACTAGCAAATCTTGTGCCAACTGGTGCGCTAGCAACAAAACTACCATACTCATTGAATTTAACTGTTGTTCCAAACTGAGTGCGGCTATTAGTATGTGGGCATTCTACAATCTGTGTTTGAGTGTAGATATCTATACCTAATTCCCCTAAAGCCGCACTGTCGGTTGAACTTAGTAATATTTTTTCATTCACTTGTGCTAAATTATTATCTACTAAAGACAACATTAATTTGCTGTCAATTACAGTAGCAACAATGTTAGGAATCGCAACTGCATTAATAGCATTAGCTACCGTAGTTGCATTGCCAATTGGAACATTTACCAAAAAGCCATTGATCAATACCTTTCTAGCACTAGTAACATTCACATCACTTGTCCCTAATACCATACCGTATTTACCACCGCCATTGGTGTAACAGTATACCGCTCCTTCTTTATTTTGTGTAATTAACTCATACGGCGCGCCGACAATTATTTCACTTGCATAGATAGTTGTATCTACACTGTTACCAAAATGTACACCAACTTTAGGGGTGTTTTCTGTAGTAAGAGTTTGCATTAATGTAAATTCTTGACCACTTACATTAATAATATCACCTGCACTCAATGTTTCAGTATATACCAAAGTGCTACCAACAACAGCATAATTACTGTCATCTACTAAGGTTCCATTTACTGAAACATAAATTGGAGTGTTTTGTACAGTAGTAGAAATACTAAGTGAGGAAACAGTAGCAACTGTAACTGCTGCGGTATCAAATCTACTAGTTTTTATACTAATAGTACTACCGACAATTGTACGCACATAATATATTTGATCTGCAACAATTTGTGTTCCTGCTAAAGTTGACCCACTAAAGATGATCGGATCATCAACTGTAATACCCGAAACATTGTTCAATGTTAGTAAATTACCAGTGCTATTAGTAGCAGTCAATGTTTTTGATAATGAAGTCGGTGTCCATGCTAAATCAAATACCTGCGAAGTTAACGGAAAACTATTAGTTTGTACTTGAATATTTTGTACTGCGCGGGCAAATACATATACATAACCCCAATTGTCAACAGTAACACTATAGTCTTTATTAGGAGTACCGATTATTAAAGTATCCCCATAGTAATCTGTAGCCAATGAGTAACCAAAATTATCCCCCGACACTGTTAGAGATAATGCATCTCCATCTATAGTTGTTACTTTTTGATATGTGCTCTTTGTTGCTACCCCTGTACCGGTGCCTACACCAGTAGCTACAAATGCTGTTCCTACATCACTTGAGGTAGCTCCCACTGTAGTAAAATCGGTAGTTCCGGCTGTAGTAATGATATAAGTTTGCCCTGCTGTAAGATTGGCAACAGGTGTAACAATATTTGATTTTCTGTACACATGCACAGTGTTATTATCAATATCAGAAACATAAATCCAATTAGTATCACCTGAAATAGCTACTGCACTTCCCCAATTTGTAACTCCTCCCGGTGCAGTAATTGCAGGTTGATATAATATTAAATCGTCGGATAATTTACTGTTTTGAAGCTGATATATATAAATTTTGGGTGCAGTTGTAGGCTCAGATATTATATATAGATCTTTGTTATAAGAAATAGTTGACCCAAAAGATACACCTGAATTTATTGTTTGAATTAAATCATAATTTTGTGTCAACTCATTGAATGCATAGCGATATACCGAACCTACGCCGGAATCACCGATTAAATAACCTAATTGACTATTGGTAGCTACTGCACTACCATATGACACTGAAGAGGGTTTAGTAAATTCAATATGATATTGATAATTAATGCTCTTTCTATAAACAGCCCAGCCGCCGTCAGTATTTTCATCTACCCATACTGTGTTTTTAAAAAATTCTGAATCTAAAAGTGGTAAATTAATAATGCTACTAGGAGTACTTACCCGCTGAGATTGTAATCTAAAACCTACACCTTGACCAGTAATATTAACGATGGACGGATCTAACGATGAACTTATTAAAACTCTATATTGATCTATAATTGCGGTAGCAATATAATATCCATTGATCGCATCAGAAAAATTAATAATAGCAAAAGGTTCATATATTTTTAAATTATGCGCGGTTTTAAATGTTACAGTAACTGTGTCATTTAAATTATTACTGACATTATATATTATACCCATTGATTTGGGCGTGAACACTTCCCATCTTTGTAAATAATTTGCTAACCAAACATAATCTCGTACATAAAACTGCGATAGCAATACTATTAAGTTATTTTTATCCACTGCTAACGGAAGCTGTGAATAAAAATAAGATGACATTTTAACATCATTGAAGTTAACATATCCTGCTGTAGGATAAACTGTAGATGGCTCCTGTGCTGATATAGTAGGTAATATATCTACCGTGTTTATAGGTCTACCATAGTTGAACAATGAATATATCGGAACTTCTTGTTGTACACCTTCATTATATATACCATTAGTAAGTCCGACTATACTTGGGTTTCCAGTCATATAATTTTGATTAATTTTAAATTGTACAAAATTACTATTTAAAATGCCACCAAATTCACCTGATTTAATTGCCCAATTTTCATATAAATTGTATTGAATACCACCTTGAGGAAGATTAGCTCCTTTAAATGCATCTGTTGAATTGCGAGTTCCTTTATTTTTAATAAAGTTTTTATAAACATTAATTTGCGTTATATCAGTCAAGTCTGCAAGAGCCAAATAATCTCTTGGACGGTAGCCAATCAATGAGAAACTTAATAGGTCAGCATCATTTTCTAAATTGGCTTTATTTATATCATAGTACAATGTACTTTCATAACTCCGTGTGCTACTATTAGGCAATAATCCTTTTTGAACCTCATTATAGTCTGTAATTTTCCATTCTAATTCATTAAAGACAAATTTTGGTTGAACTATTGTTAATGCTACCCAATATTTGTTTTTATACAGTACAATTTCGCCTTTAGTATAAGTAGCATTACTATCCCATTCTTTAATATTATCTTGATTGTAAATAAATCCTTGAGCGTCGACCGTTCCATTCCAATCTGCACTCTTAGTACCCTGTAGATTAATACGGTTTTGTCTTAGCCCTGTAATTAAATTATATATAATGTCATTAAACAATGTCACATTGTCAAAAACAATACCATGTTCAAAATTGCTAATATTGAATTGTGCATATGAAATCGCATCTCCGTCGTTTAGTGCTGTTGCAGTAAATAGGGTATCTTCACGAATAATAGCTAAATCTCTATTTTGAATAGGATATAAATTTTGATTTAAAATAAAATTAGTTTGTTGAATAGTTAATGGTTGTACAATATTACTATCTTTATTAAACGCAATAGTTCTTGCACAAGGATTTAATGTAATAATACTACCTTCATCCCAACCAGTCTGTGCCCAATATAAAAATTCAGCAATCATTTGATTCCAATTAATTACTAATTCATATTGTTGTTGTTCAAAAACTAAACCTGATCGTGTTAACCAAGCGCCGTAATTAGATAGAAAATTTGCTACCTCTTGATATGTTCCATATTCGGTATTATAGGGGATAATCACTTCAACATTGTCATGTTCTTCTAAAATTTTAACAGTTGCATTTTCTACAGTAATACTTTCATATTTACCATTATAAAATGGTTTCAATGTTTTAAAATATGGATGTGTTTGTGAATTTCCAAATATTAAAAATCCGGATTTAGTTATTTGTACTATTACTCCACTATATACTACACGGTTGAATGGTTGATTATCATACAATAAAACACTATAACTTTCATCAGGAATTAATAATGAAGCATTATTACTATTTGGGTTACTCTTTTCAACATAAAATTTTAATAAATTTTTATCGCTAAAACCTGCAAGACGGTACACCAATCGTACATCTAAATTGTCTAACAGTGTCGTAATATTAGCAGTAGCGTCTACACCAACTTGTTTTTCGTAATCAACAATCCAATTAATATAGCTAGTTTTAGCGGTACCTGAACCATATATTTCAATATCACTTATTACTAAATGACTTCTATTATTAATCAAATATTGATTAAATTCTTCGCTATACTTGTAATTGTCTAGGTCTACTCCTAAATTAAAAAATTCAGCAGGCTTAGTTAATGCTAATATACGCATTAAATCAAATGGATATGAGCTACTTCTACGGTAGCTAAATTCTACTGGAGCCTCATCTCCGACTTTCCAATCACGCTGAAAAATATTTGAATTATAATTACCAACTACACTTCTTATTGGAGATAATAAATTTCCTGAACTATCTACCGGAATTATTTGTAGCAATCCAGGCCTAATTGCTTGAGGTATTACAACAGGATCCCCGTTGTTCCAATTAATACCCTCTGATAAATCAGTCCACAGTACTAAGTTATCACTAGTATAGGGTGCAGAACCATATCTAGTTTCCCACCAACTTGGCTTATTGACAAATCCCAACATTTCCCATGGACTAGTATTTGGGGTTGAAGTATCGTAGTAATACTGATATATACCTCTCCAATATCCTTGATAAATCGCTTCTTTGTTGATTCCATTTCCACTTTGCCAATAATTATATGTAAATTCGTTATTAGTTTGATATACCTGTTTTTTATAATCTAACCGATTTTGTCCCACCCAATTTAGAAATCCCGAGCTATATATATCTAACCATTCATCAAATGAATAATCTGTATTTCTAAAGAAACCGGGCAGTACCTCATATTCTTGTACAGGAACAGGACTACTTAATTTTAAATTATTATATACACGGGTTTCATATTCTAATAATGCTTGGTCTCTAAAGTCTACTAAAATGTTTGTTTCAGGAAAATAATCTCCATATAACTTATTGTAAGAACCATCATGTCCTAAAATAAAATATGTAGGGTTTGAATAATTTTTATCTAATACTACATTAGGAATGTATGCAGGATATAATCCCAACTTAGTCGGAGTATTAGGTACATATGAGCCAAAAGTTTGATTATATTCTTTAATTGTAATAGTATCATTTGGTAATACATCTAAAGTTACTATTAGCGATGGGGCATCTGTACTGACAGTATAATCTTGATTAATAATTAACTGTTTAGTTACAGAAATATTTTGAACAGTTCTAGTTAAGTAAACTAGAACTCCATAATAATTTGCTTTAGTAAAATCATAAGTTCTGCTTAATGGGTATATACTGGTATTCAAAGTATTAGCATATGTATAGCTATTACTGATATATGCAGCCTTACTAGGCAACATATCACTCCAAAAGAAAGGTTGATTATCAGTTTTACTTAAAGTTATTTGATCTAATGCATCATCTAATATTTCTGCTGATGAATACCTTTGAACATAATCTGTATTATTAACAGTGTCTACTAACAGTGTTTTAAATTTAATATATTCTCTATTATTAAACAACAATGCGTTAAATAAATTATGATTTTGTTTTCGCAATAGCGCACTAGGTAGCACCAGTGATGCACTATTTTGAATAATGCGATTGCCCCATGGAACTAAATTACCTAAATCTCTAAAGTTATTTGATCCAAATACCGGACCTATTGTATTTGGATTATTAAAGAACATACTTTGATATTGACCACGAATATCCCCTACATTTGCAGTAGTTAAGTCAGTATTAAACGGGTTATTAGTTAGGTTGATAGGTACATTGTAATATGCTGTTTTACTAACCTGATCACTTAATATTAATATTTGTATAACAGTATTATCAATTATAGTATCGTTTAGTGTTACTACAGTAGAATTACTATTAACAGTCACCGTGTAGGTTGTATTATCTTGTATTAAATTATTAATATATACTTCAATAGTAGGCCAATTTGTATCCGTTATATCCACCATTGCAATATCGCAAGTGAATGTTGTTGTGGGATTTAAAACATCATATTCAAATTCAAATATCTGATACTGTATACTCGGCGATACAGCAGTTTGCCAACCAAGCTGTCTGACATATTCTGTTCTATTAGTTGTTTGATGCACATACCCAGTATTAACCCGTTGTGTAATCGGAACAGTTCCTTGTACATAATTAAATGAATCTGCATTTAATGATACATCAAATGAGATATCACCTAAATTATCCAAAGAGCTATAACTTAAAGGAAACCCCAACACCGTATCGTCTTCTCCTGAACCTATTCCATATGCAAATAATTTATTTCCAATAAATGAAGAACCGGTATATATGTCGGTATCACCAAAACTAATACCATTATCATCGAAAATATCAAATAATGGTGCCTGATTGACATCAATTTTTTGTTGGGAGGTAATCCAATTTAGTCCATCAAAATAAAAATCAAGACCTTGACTGGCATAGCCTCTTAATACAGCAACTCCTTGATTAACCAGTACCAATCCATCTGACGCTTCGGTCAAAGTAATAATCGGAGTAGAACCATTTACTGAAGAAAATCTAGATATATAAACTTTGTTTCTAACATTTTCATTAGTGTCAGCAGCAAAAACAATACGAGAACCAGTAAATAATGCATAATTATCTATAGTAGTGTCTGTACTAATAATTGAAGCTACAGAAGTTCCTAAAAATGTATTATTAAATTGCCATCCTATAGTTAATGTCACTGTAGTGGTAGTTGTTACAATGTCTGTAATATATGAATTATTGGGCAATAGATTAGTAGAATCACCTACATATTGTCCTATTAAAAATGTCCCTTGAACACTATCAACGGGAACAACTATTGTAGTACTAGTACCTGACACTACCGGTGCGATTATTGCATCATATCCGGTATATCCTACTACGTCAGGATAATAATTTTCTTGTCCTGCGACTTGAGAAAATGCATCAGTGGTTCTAAAATCAATATAGTCTACAGTATCTTTACCTTCAACACAAGAATTAAATAACTGTAAATTAGGATTAAATTCAATTATAGGTCTTTTAGCTTTGTATTTGGGAGTAGTATACAATTCAATCAAGGTAGGATCATTGTTATATTCAGCAGTGGCATTAATAACATCAATATGAAACCATCTATTACTTCTTGACCATGCATTACGGTCAATACTATTTCTTGCAATAGTAATATAATCCGGAGTTATCGGTAAATATGAAGTTCCTTCCCAATTACCTATATCCCACGGTATAATATCCCATGGTATATAGGTAGTGTCTACGAATTTAGTATATGGGGATACAATGTTGCTTATTATTCTTACCGGTACTAGCTGTATACTAGTGCCTACACCTTCAACATAATATTGCCCGGTATTATAACTTTCAGGAAAAATTTCTCCTCGAAATACAACCTTTAATCCATTAGTAAATATTACACCGTTTGGAGCAGTATATTGTTTTTGACCTAAAATATCAGTTTCTACATTTATAATATTAGTTATATTATTATCAATAATACGAATTTTACCAACTTTATTCGCACTAGTGCCATCTTGATAATACAATGTGTCTAAAGGTGCGCTCAAAAATGGGATAATGTTAATAGGTCCTAATGATTCTTTGTAAAAATTTCTATTTATCCACTGTGTACCAAAAGTTGCTGTTATTTTTTGATTAGTAGGAATTGCTGATCTAGGAAGTAATCTGATTACAGGATCATTTAAATCTCCCAAATATTCTATGGTGTAAAAATTTTCGTTAACTGTTGAATAAAAACCTTCTTCCAACAACCCGTCGTTAATAGTTCCAACTAGGTTTCCAGTGGCATTTGACAATAATACCGGTGGACCACCTAGAGTCAATGAGACACTGAAAGTACCGAGATCTGGATAAGAAAGTGCTCCCCAGCCGGCATCGCCCCATGGAAGAGAATCATAAGGTACATCAACAGTAGCTACATCAACACTTTCTATATAATATAGTGTATCAGGCAAAGTTTCTGAATAAATGGATAGCCCACCAAAACCAACACCTGAAAATACTATAGTATTTCCTACTACTAAATCTTTAGTTGAACTACACGTAATACGATTACCGATTGAAGCTGTCGCCGTAATATTAATAGTTTTGGTAGCTACTAAATTATTATTATAATCATAATTAGTATAATCAAGAAAATTGGATACATATCCAATCTCGTTAGGAACGCCGGTGTTATAAAACATAACACTTAATCCATTTAACGAAGTAACCCCGTCTATTCCTATTAAATCTTTTAGTCTAGCTCCGTTAACCTGATCAAAAGGAAGTGTGCTTACTACATCAACTAAATTATTACCGGGAAAATTATAATAGTCTTGAGCATCTTTTAATGGCACAGTAAATGTAACGACTCCTACGGATGCCCCATTATTCTCTACTCCGTATACATCTCTAGTTTGTAAATTAGTTTGTGTGGGGCTATAACCGGTTACTCCCGGATAACCTTGAATCCAAAATTGACTTTCTTGATTAACCGTAAAAGTATATACTCCGCCTCTTAACAATGTTAATGTTGGGTTAGTGGTTCCCCCCTGAGGTGAAATAATAGAAGAAATATCATATCCATTAACATTATCGATTACGATATAATCATCTGTATTAAATATTGTATCTGTTGCTACAACAACTTGTTCAGGACCTTCAGGAATCCAATAATATTGATAATAGTTAATAACCTTATCTAAATCAGTAAAAGAATCCCAAGAATAAAATTCACTAGTGAAAAGTCTATTATTATCCTCGGTCAACGCACCTTCAAGTTTAAGAGCGTCTAATATGCCTGGATAACTAATAAAATCCTGTGCAGTAGATTCATTGGTTTTAGTGAATACTACGCCCGGATCTAATTGATAATCTGTTCTTACTTTGGTTGGTTCAGTTACATAATAATCTTTGGCATTAATACCATACCCAAACTTACTACCAATAAACCCTTGAATTGTTTTAGTCAAGGGTTGAGATACAATTTGATCCAAACTAGCTGCTAAAAATTGAGCATTGGTTGGGGTTTGAAATATCTCTGGAAGAAAATTTAGGGTACGGATTCTAGTTGCCATATATATACTTATCTTATTTGTAATTCGGCGGGAGTCAGTGCTGAAATAACCAATATGTCATCGGCCGTTGCAGCATTAACAAAAATCTCATATGGCGCACATTTAATTTCGTATAGGTCACCAAATGACATTGTAGGATCGTTAGGAACTAATACAGCAGAACTAATTAATTCTCCAACCTGATCATGCAGATAAGCACTTAATTCAGAGAAATAAAAAGTGTCTCCAAAATTCCAATTATTAATATTAAAATAGCTATTCATTGATGTAAGTACTGCACTACGAATTTCACTATTACTAACACTTACATTATTATTTTTTATAACTTTAATTGTGCCTCTAAGATTAGCCGCAGCCTTAGGTCCAAATAATGGCTTAAATATTACACTGTTTAGTATTACACTATCTGATAACATTTTATAATTATTTATTTGTTCATAATCTTGCGTTAATTCATTAATAGTTGGTCTAGGTGGTATAGGAATTGAATTTGTAGTATCTTGAATATATTTTTGATAATTGGTATAATATGATTGTGTAACAACATATAAATCAATTATATTAGTAGTTGCAGGATCTATACGGGTGGTATTATTACTATTATGACGGTATTGAAATTGCAGGCCCTGCCTACCTGGTTTAACAGAATATTGTGGTTGCTCTACCAATGTATAAGATGGTGTAACTACACTGTTATTTTGTACTGATGTATAAAATAAATTTTCTCCATATGCGTAAAACAGTTGTCCTAAGGGATAATCATATTTTACCACTTCAATTTGAGTTTTAGTTTGATATTGCACTACGTCAGAACTAGGAATAAGTTGATACCGTGAAAGATTAATAGCATCTTCCACTAACTCAAAAAATACATAAATCCCAGTATTCGCTCCACCGGTGATATAACCAGTTACAGTTTGAAAAAACACAGGATTTAGTACTAAGTTTCGATTATTAATATCCGTACTAGCTACTTCAATTTCAAAGTCATTTATATAGCCATCACTTTCAACTGTTTGCCCTACAATATTTACCTGAAGATCTTTTGATAACGGATAATTATTATTTGGTTGAGTATTAGTAGCTAAAATTTTTATAAAATCTTGTAAAACTTTTCCACTAAGTGGGTCATAAACTAAGTTACTGCGGTCAAAAGTAAACCTAATGTCTTTTACACTACCAAAATAATATGCTAAAGATTTATAACTTATAGTATATTTATTATTACCCAAACTTAGAAAGTTAACCAAGTAATTTGCGTCATTATATTCTCTAATACTCCATCGATCTTCTGCAATTGTCAGTGCATTATTAAAAACAAGACTAAAATTTTGTTGCAACTCCATTCTAATAATACATTCTTGAATGATTGCGTTAGACAGTGAATTGTCAAATGCAGGCAATACAGTGGTTAGTTGAGCTCCTGTTGGAATATAACCATTTAAAGTAATAGGACCTGATCCATTAGCAAAAGAACCTAATCCATTGTTATACCCATCACCTATAACAGACTGAACAGTTATCCAAATAGAAGTTTGATCGCTAGGCCCAGGTATACCGCTTACTAACCGATTATTAGCATCGAAATAATATCCAGTTGGTGGAACAAACTTAATTAATGCTCCCGAAGTAATATACTTAACATTGTTAGTAGAGTAAGTACCAACTGGAATAGGAGATGGACTATCATTAAGTAAAGTATAAAAATACCCAGTCAATGAATTTGCATCTACTGAACTAGTTTGCCAAAACACATCCCCATCGTCAGATTCTTGATTAATAGAATATTGAGGGTAATTTTGTGTATAATATTGTGTTATTCTATTGTTAGCCAATACAGCACTGAGTGAGTCCGTCAAAAAAGTTATGATGTCTCCAGTACTATTAATAGTCAATGACAAATACCCATTTGAATCATTTTGCCATATGCCACCGTCTGTAGCTAATGTGTTAATACTTGAATATTTTCCTGTAGGATCAAGTAAATCTAAATTTTTACTTACGCCGATAGAACTTCTATTGATTGCTTTAGATTTTATTATTGAACTATATAATGTATATGGGAAATTATTATAATCTTCACCATTTACCATACGGTTTTGTGTATAGTAGCGAGTCGGTGCCCGTTGTTTGATTTGAGCGATAGGTTCACGCACCTGAGCATTTGATATCGGCAATTGCAAAGATAATGCTACTGATAATATTTGCGTCTTACCATATCTATCAACATAATTAAATGATACAGAAATTCCTTGCATCTCATTTGGATCAATTGTATATGTCAATGCATTGCCTGCACGAACATATGCTCTATAAGTCCCTACAGGAATTTCACTAAATACACCATCACCGAATGTATAAGCTACCTGATCATTGAACCTCGAGGTTACCGCAAAAATCTTTCGTTGACTGGTTTCAGTTTGAAGGTACGCATCTGCGTATACATTGTCTACCTTTCTCCAAGCCAATCTTATACCATTATTTTCATTTAATTGATATAGCCACGTGTCAGTGTTATTAACTCCTTGCACTTCCCCAATGTTAACGACTTGATTAGAAATTTGTTGTTCTAATACAAAATCATAATTTTGTAATGTTCCTTGTTTAAAATAAAAGAAATACCCTGTGTTAGGGCTACCGTAACCCAATTTGTCATTACGGTATACCATATTAAATGTTCCTGCCGGGGCAGGTGGTATTTCATATATATAATCTTCATTAGCACTAGAAACACTTACTAATTCAAAATTCATAGTAATGCCGTCAACTGTGCTAGTGAAGGGTACAATCGGTAATGCATTTTCAGGAATTTTTAATGCATATTCACTAGTAATTATTCCTAATAATTCTGCTACATTTCCTGGACGGCCTATTTTTTGAGTATTAATCAATGCAGAATTCAAAATAGTATTAAACTGTTCTAACCAATTTGGATTAGCAGGGTCATTCCATAGTATGGGTAGATTTCCTAAGTTGACTCCATTAAGATCATTGATATTTTGTGTAGTTTGTATGCTTATAACTTTTAAAAAACCTTGCCCAGCTAAATTACGCTTTGGAGTATAGCTAACCAAATTTGCTAACTTAATAACACTATCTCTGCGTTCTGCGGTATCAATGAAGTTTTCGCGGGTATTTAAGTCGTTACGAAAGGCAAGACCTTGCCCCATAAAGGCAATGACATCTAACAGGGCAATGAATTCTGAGCTTTCAATATAGTCATTGTAAGTTTCAGGATAGTATAACCGTAAGTAATCAATGAAGCTTTTACGCAAAGTCTCGTAATCATAACTACGAAAATCTGCTTCTCTAAATGTTTGGTAAATTGCTTTCCAATCATTTACTCCAAATAACGCTGATTGCCGTGAACTGGTAGCCATATGTTTTCTCTTTTAAGTATTTATCATACCTAAAACCCAGTATCTTTAAGAATTATTGAATTATAATTTGTGAAAGGTCAGTATCCACAAATAAACTAAGGACCTGAGCTTGGTTAAATGGAGCCACTGCTATTTCAACTTCAATTAATATACCTTGTTCTTGCGGAAAAGCCACAACACTGTTTAATATTATTCTAGGATCTAAACTAGCTACTCGGCGCACCTCAGTTTGCAATTTATACTGAGTATCACTGGTATTAGGTTCAAAAATAAATGACCAAATGGTAGTTCCGTATCCAGGTTGCCCTACTTTTTGTCCTTGCCTAATATTCAATGCATTTACAAAATCCTGTATTACTAAAGGGGCATCAACTAATCTAAATTTTTTACCTACATTAGTTTGACGGGCTATAGTACCCGTTCCACCATCATTGCCAGTAGGTGCATTAGTAGTTTTGGGTAAATTGGCACCTAAAGTGCTGAATCCTATATATTGTGGCATAATGTATTTATATCAATGAAGACAGCTCCTGACTCTTAGCCTCAAGTTTAGAAACCAAATCTAATACCTTTTCTGTAGAGAGTTCAATTTGAGGATCACCGGGTGGATATGATTGTTCTACGCTTTCAAGTTGTAATTGGGCTTCTCTTAATTCTGATGAAAGAGTCGTTACTTCTGAACCTATCATTGCAGATTTTGTGACTTTTTCTTGTGCTGCTTGAAGGGCTGCTTTTGCTGCACTAGGAATTTCACCAGTAAAGTTTGGTTTAGGTATTTTTGGATTACCTAACAATGATCCAATTTGTGCATCAATTCCACTTCTATCAAAAGTATTTGATGCTACAGTTGGAAGTTTTACGGGAGATGATCCAATTGAAGTGAGTGAGGACATTGCAGCAGTAATTTCAGCCGAAGCTCCGGGCGGTAACCCACTCATTGCTAATGATGAAAGACTACTGGTTCCTGATTTGAGATTGTCTAAAGAACTACCTAGTTTTCCAGCAATATCAGGTATGCCGCCAGTTAATCCTCCGGGTATTGCCGCCGTTAATGCTGTTAGCGGATTACTTAGTGCTGAGGCAGTACCAGCAATGCTGCCAATACTTGCCAATCCCGATAAAGGATTGCTTAATCCTGTTGCATTAGCAACACTGATAGCACTACCTGTTAAATTAGATAACCCGGTCCCCCCTATTGCAGATGCCAATTTCCCACTTGGACCAGATGTCATAGCGCTAGTTACACCGCCGGCAATTCCTTGTACCCCGGCAAGCGCACCTTGCAGACTTAATTTTGGTGAAATATTATTTTTTGCAGCAGATAATGATGTAGAAACTAAAGCACCGATTGCTAATGTAGCTGGAAGGACTGAAGTTAAAGAATTAGATGATCTATTTACCACACTGGATATTGCTTTTTGTCCTCCAGGTAAATTTGATATTCCGCTGGCTAACGAAGATATTCCACCCAATGCTGTTGTTAATTGATTAGCACCTCGTACTGCATTTGCAGTTGCATTCAACGACCCGGCAATATCAGTAGATTTTGAAAGTTGAGTACCTGCTTGTAATATTCTATTAGCTCCTGATAACGCAGAGTTAACTTGTTTTGAAATTTGAGAAACATTTTTATTACCGACTGCGGAGCCCACTCGTCCTATCCCGCCTATTACCCCGGTTAAACCACGGAATGCAGCCGCAGGAGTTGTAGCCGAAGAAAGCAGGCCTATAGCATTAACCGTCCCGGATAATGCACCTGTTATTTTACTTGTACCAGGACCTCCTATAGCACCAATGGTTGATAATGCTCCGGTGGCAGATTTAATTAAATCTCCTTTAGAAATTGCATCAGCAGTTTTTAATGCGTTTCTTGCGATACTAAATAAGTTTTGTGGAATTCCCGCTTTTAATGGTTTAAAAGTACCCAATATTGCACCAAAAGCCTGTGCTGCTGGTCCTCTTGATGCGCCTACTATTGCGCTATTCAAACCTTGCAATTGATTTAATGCCTTAGATGCTTGAGCAATCGACCCTAATCCTCCCGAAACTGTTTGAGCTAATCCAGCAGCCAAATTACCCGCCTTTAATGTACTAGTGATAGCACTAGATGCGTTCCTTATTGATTTTGCTGTCCCGCCTGCACCCAATGCAGTTGATAAATTAGCAGCAGCACCCAATGTTTTTCCTAAAGAATTTATACTAGTAGAGCTAACTAAAGAAGACATTGTGTTAAGTGTTGCTCCTACACCCGCAGATGTGCCTGCCAGTATTAAGCCTGCGGTAGAAACAGGACTTTCTTTACCTGTAATTACCCCAGCACCTATTAGGGCAGTTTGAGTTTGTTGAAAATTAGTAACTTTAGCATTAACTTGCGCAGGAATGTTATTAGTCAGCGACCTTAAGTTTTCCGCTCCAGGAACACCTGTAAATAAATTATTGGTCATTGCAGCCTGTACATTAGATCCACCTTGTATTAGACTGTTAACTAAAGTTGCTGATCCTGGTTTTAATATGCCAGCAGATTCTAATTGTGCAGGTGTTTGTGCTAATGCGCCCACTGCTGCAACAGGACCCTGTGAAGATGATACTACCCCTGCTCCTGCTTGAATCGCTCTACTAGCCGGTCCTGAGGCTACAGTTGTGGCTGAAGCACTAACTAGTGCTCCGGTAGTATTTGGATCCAATGTACCACTAGCAGCATTTACTGGTGGCACTGTGGCAATGGTAGCAGAAGTTGCCGGAGTCTCAGTAGCAACCCCTGCAGCCTGATTATTAGTTGCTTCTACTGCTGAACTAGGTGCTGATGGTAATTCAGAACCTGCACTATTACTAGTTTTAACATCTACACCTTGACCGGCATTTGCCCAAGGTGAATGAGCAGGTGCCCTCGAGGTAATGCTTTGTAATTTACCCGGAGCAGCAGCATATCCTTTTGTTGAATCATACAGTGTATCGGTATGCGCTAATACAGAAATTGCAGGGACAGCCTGTGGTACGGTTCCACACGATCCGGTATTTAAATTTACAGGCTGACCATTAATATACATTGCTTTGTTACTGTGATATGAGCCTTCGCCGGCTGCTCTCATACTCATTGTACCATCTACTTTATGTGTAAATGTACCCATAGTATAGACACTATTGTTTGTGCCTATTTTTTGAGAAGTGGTTTTTTCAGATTCAATATTAATATCTTCTGCTTTAATGTTTAATTTTTTCTTAGCATTAATATTAATATTATTATCTGCATGTAAATTTAAATCGCCCTGAGTTCTAATATTCACACTATTGGTAGAGTACATATCAATTGTGCCCTCTTTACCTAATTCAATGTAGCTTTGGCCATTACTGTGAATTATAAAAAGTGTTTGTGCGTCATCGCTCATTAAAATTTGATGACCGGCAGCACTACGAATTCGTATAAGTTGATCTTGACCTAAAATATCACCATCATCTAATACTATAGAATGTCCGCCTCTTCTTGATATTACTGCTAGCCCCTCATCTGCCGCGCCACTGGTAGCAGCATCTACTATAGTAGAATCATCATAACCGCCGTCATATATAGGTCGTCCAGGAGTACTTACCCCCCATCCAACTCTACTTGGACTCTCTCGCTGTGCGCTACTGCTAATAGCTCCTCGTACAGGATCTCTAATTAATCCCTGTTGATTAAGAATCATAGCACTATAGCTATGAATTGGTTTAGGCTGTGTTAAAAAATCTGCGGTATCTGAAATTGATTCATTATTAGTATTAATGTTAGTTACAGGTAATCTAGTTGCACCCCCGTAGCCTTGTGCTTCACCTTCTGTATTGGCAATAATATTTTCAGTTGCCCCAATTGCAGGAACCATATGCAATGCTTCAGGTTTGGGAACACACCCTATCCAATATCCATAATTAGGATCGCCGTTGATAAAGAGACATATAACAGTTGTACCTAAATCAGGTGGACTATACCACATGCCATATGAACTTGGATTTGCGGTATAATCTCCAAAGCCTTCAGTAGGAGCTTTAGGTGTTACAAATCCATAAAAAGGAGTCATGTATGAAACAGTTACCCAACTTTCAGATTCATCAGGATTATCGTCGCCCAAATCACTAATATAGACTTGTAGTCTACCGGACCTGGTAGGATCAACATTATTTTTAACTACACCAAGTACAGGGGTGTCTCTAGTTACACCTCCACCAGACTCTGGTTTACTTGATTTTGTAGGTCCTAGTGGTTTAAATCCGTTTTCCATATTATTCTCTACCTGCCCCTGTCGTTGCAGGATTACTCGGTAATCCTACATAACTATCATCATTAACTACTGGTCCATTATTACTACTAATAGTTTCTTGGTTATTAATTCCTGCATTGCTTGTAGGATTAGATAGATTACCTGTCGTATTATTATTGGGAGGAGGCGAATCTTGTACTAATCCAACTGGAGCTTTTGAAGCTAATCTTTTTGTTTCGGCATCACTTTGATTTTCTTGCGCTCGGGCTCGGTCATCTGTTTCCCGTTTAGATCCATCATACCCTTGATCAAATCCGAAAGTATTAATAGCACAATTTAATTCTTGAGTAAATTTGCCATTTTTAAATGTATGGGTTATATCAATCACTCTGAAACTAATTCCCTTAACTTTCTTTTTAATTTCAGGCGGATAGTCCCAAAATAACAAATCTTCGTTAATTCTCAGTGTACCAGTACTATGCACATAATCCAATGCTTCTTTAAAATCTATCTCAATAAACACTTGACCACTGGTAACATCTACAATGAAATCAGTGCCTTGAAAAGGCTTATATAGTTCAGCATTACCAGGAGCTTCACTCCCTAACCAATCCGGATCACCTAGTATTTCAATTTTAGCAGTTGCCCAAGCTCCCGGTTCATATAAACTAGTTGTAACACTATTTTGTGCTTCATATCCTACATCTAATTTACCCTGTCTAGCGGTGGATTGTCTTTTACCCTGTGTATTAATTGGAACATCAGCCCCACCACCAGTAGACTTTGAACTAACCCCATCTGAACCTAAACTTACTGTAAAATAAGCATTATTAAGTGTTTGTTCATACTTAATAACTTCAGAATTTTCGCCGGTATACCAATAATCATACCGTTTTACCGGACCATAGTATGGGGTAGTTTTATCAGCATAAGCAGAAAGTAATATAGGAATTTCATATGGCACAATAATATATTTAATATCATATGCAAAATCTTTTAATACATCGTCCCATTTAGCATTACTCACAACAGATGATATATTATACCATCGTAATCTTTTATTTGACGCATTTTCTATTGATTCTTGATCATCTGTTTTTGGATCAGGCTGAATATCAGTCGTATATACAGATTTAAGTCCATCAGTTAGATAACTACTTTGTGAAATAATTTGACCTATAGCTTGTACGATGGGAGTAGCTTTTTCAATATTAATTTGTCTTTCATTACTATTAGGAGTTGCCGATACTGCTGCTTTATCATTGACTTGAGTTGTTGTTTTTTTGCCGTTAGTCATAGGCCATTTTGATTTATCCACATCAGCCTTACTAACTATTGTAGCATTTTCTATCTGATCTACTCCCGGGCCCCTAAATTCTACTGAATATTCTGTTTTACAACCCTTAGAAATAGCTCCGGAGTCTTCTAATGATTGTTGATCATTATTTAATTTAGCCATTAATGAATTGATTAAATCCCCTACTTTATTTCCTGTAAGCGGCGCACCTTTATCAACTACACCTCTTTTAGTTCCCATTGCAATTGCTGAAGGTATAGTAGTAGCTTCAATTGTATATGTAGTGGCTTTACCATCTAACTTAAAATTAACTTTAGTGAATAATACATCGTAATATCTATCAAAAGTTTGTCCGCTTTCGGTCATTAAATTTCCATCAATGTCCCACCCTAAAAATTTAATTCCTAAAACAAAAAATTGTCGGCTAGCATTTCTTAAATCTTTTATATTTTTAGTTTGAGAATACTGTGCAATTTGCTCAGAGGCTAGTTTTAAATTAGTTATGAAGGAAAATCCGTACGGTTCTATAATTTGAAAAGACAGCTTATACTCTACTGTGGGAGACATTGTAGAATTTGAAGAAATTGCAGATTTAATTTGCATATTATCAATATAATAATCAAACTCAAAGCCGGCTGCTCTTTGTTCAGTTGAATTAATTCCGCCATTTTGACATATTAAATATGCGCCGGCGCCAGTACCTGTTTGATTTAATAAATCTATATTTCGTCGACCGTTATTAACAAATGCATCATACGCATCGGGGGTTATCATGTACAATGATAACTGATAGGTATAACTAGCAAAATCTGCTAGTGGATTTCTAGGACGGCGAGTTGGATTGGGAGTGCCTGATACCCCGGGATCCCCTGCTTGGGTAGTAGGAGTATCAGGTTCTTCTTCCCCTAAAGAATTATCAAGTGGTAAATCGTCTTCCATGTCAAGTTCCCAATGCTTTTATTATTGTAGTAGATGTTGGTAAATAAATTTGAACCCCTGTTATAAAATCGAAATAAGGATCTTTCAATCTATTAGGATTTCTTTGTGCAAAAACCCACCATAATTTAGAATTTGCATACAAGTCATAGGCTAA